TACGCCGACGTCCTCGAGTCCCGGTCCTCGGCCGCGGCTCTCGAGGTCCTGGAGCGACCGTGACCCGCAGGCCTCTCCCGATCCGGGTCGCGGCTGTGATCGTTTACGGCCTCACGTTCTACTTCGCCTGGTCGTGGGCTAGTACCTGCCTCTCCGAGGCCGAGGCGCGGCGGATCTTCCTTCACGACCTGAATACCCCGTGAGCTGGCGCAGGGTCCACCAGGCGCACGACCGGTTGAGGGCGCGGTACTTCCTTCACGCCGAGGAGCCGCTGCGCGTGCCGCCTGTAGCCTCGGACCTCATCTGGTACTGGCTCCCGTCCGGGTCACCCTGGCACGCCTGCACTGAGTTCGACGAGGAGCACGACGCCTTCTCGGTCGGCCTGAACGTCGACCTCCGCAGATCCTGGGGCTTCCTCGTCACGTCCCTGCTCCACGAGCTGACGCACATGCGGGTCTACTCCGTCGCGCCGGGCCAGGTGTGCGGGCACGGGCGAGGCCGTCCGATCCGGAGCCGGATCTGGCGGGCCGAGACGGCTCGTCTGGCGTGCCTCGGCGCCCCTATTCTGTAGGAATATTGCCTAGAAACTCTAGGACTTACGGGCACAGACTCATTTTCTTGTGTACATGGGTTCTCAACGGTGGTAAGATTCCTCTCATGAGCAACCAAGCTAAGATGGTCGAAGAGACACTGACTGACGGCTCCAAGATGTACGACGTGATTCTCACGCCCGACCAACAGCCGGGCGATCCAGGACGGCGCATCCGCATCGCCATGCCGACTGAGCGGGAGGCCCGCGAGCTTCAGGACTCGCTCAACGAGGCCGTCTCGGTTGTGGACCTCGGCTAATGACGACCCAAGGCTGGGACGACGGCGCGGTGGACGCCTGGTACCGCGGGCCGGACTCCGATGAGCCGGAGAATGCCGGTCACATCTTCGAGGACGACGAGGAGGACGACATGGAACTGCCGATCCTGGACGAGGGCTGCGCGTGGTGCGGAGATACGATCCCGCCATCCACGCACGAAGGCCCTCCATCCTTGCTATTCTGCTCCTCCGAGTGTGCGCTCTCGGACGCCGGGCTGCTCTGATGAAAGCCCGGCTGGAGTTCCCCAAGACCCTTCGCCTCCGTCGCCCGAAGACGGCGCCGGCGCCACACGCGACCTGGACGCCAGACGGTAACCTCGCGGCGAAGGCTCAGCACGAGCGCGCCGCGGCGAGGAGGACGAAGTGACGATCCTCCTGTTCCTCTTCTGGGGCCTCGCATGCTTCGTCGCCGGCGCCGCGTGGCATCGGGCGGGCGTAGCCAGGGACCGGCGCGGCAACGCCATGACTTACACCTACTGAGGATTGGACACCCCGAGCATTTCGAGGTACGATCTTTCTCATGAGAAACGCCTTCGCTTTCACGCTCCTCACTCTGACCCTCGCGGCGACCGCTTACGCGGAGGTCAAGGTCGTCGACCCCGCTCTCCGGGAGGCCATCTCCTCCGCCCTGGTCGACGCCGGCAAGCTGGTAGACGACGAGAAGTGCGCCGTGACCTTCGGCAAGGACAAGCGGGTCACGGCAGCTCATCTCGCGGAACTCAACTGGTTCGACGCGACCGAGTACCCTGGTGACCCCTGCGGCGGTGCTCGAGGGCTCTACGCCTTCACGCAGGTAGGGGCCAGAGCGGTCGCGGTCTGCCCGGGCGTCTTCCTGGCCGCGGACTCCCCGCGCCGCGCGGTCGTCCTCCTCCACGAGGCGTTCCACACGGTGGGACTGAGAGAGCGGGACGACGCCGACTCGCGGAGAATCACCGAGAAGATCCTGAGGACCTGCCGTAAACCCTAGAGCCGTAAGACACTATTCTTGTGGACACGTCTCAAGAAGGGTGGTAAGATCTTCTCATGAGCAACGAAGCCAACACGGCCCGCCCGACCTACCACCGCTGCTGCATCTGCCGAACGGTCCAGGTCCCCGGCGCCACGACGCGAGTTCACGAGTCGGTCCTCGGGATCTCCAAGGAGACCCCGTTCTCCTGGCCGACCGCCGGGATCTCCGACGGGCTCTGTCCCGACCCGGTCTGCAAGACGCGTCTCCTCTCGGGGAATTTCTGATGCCGGGCGGATGGGACGAACAGGAGGCAGCCATCGTGAGCGAAAAGAACGAGTATCGGCCGATCTCTCACGCGACCATCGTGACGAAGCGCGCCGACCGACGGATCATGGGCGGATCGGGCGTCCGGGTCAACCTATGCGGAGCGGCTCCGACTATCTATGACGTCCTTATCCGGAACTTCCAGCGCCTCGCCCATCCCTGCCCAGAGTGTGCGCGTCTCGTCTCTAACCTCAACCACGCATCCCGCTTCGGCGCCGGTACGAGGTATTCCAAATGACCCCCGACGGCCTCTTCCGCCTCAGCGTCCGACACCCGGACTACTCCCTGCAGATGCGCGGCCGGGACTTCGAGGCCGAACGTTTCGAGGACGCGCGCCGCCTGGCGCTGATCATCGCGGACGTGAGACGCGGAGCCGTGGTCTTCGTCGAGCAGTACGGCAAACACGTGTGGGCCTCCGACGGGCGAACCTGCCCGGCCGCGCCCGAGGAGTTCTGATGACCGACCTCGCGTTGGCTCTCTGTCCTCACGACCTCGCCTTCGACGACTGCCTCCGGTGCGCGAACCGCCTCCGCGGCGCGCTCGGACTCCGGTCCGTCTGCTTCGCGTGTGGCCGCGACCGGGACCACGACCAGGACGCGTGCCTCCGGACCTGGCTCGCTGAGATCCGGAAGCTGGCGCCGACCGCGGCACATCGTCCGCTCCGGGAGTCCGATGTCCCTGGATACGCGCCTCACGTCTGCGCGCCTTGCCTCCGACCGCACATCGGAGACTACTTCGACCGCTTAGGCGACTACCGTCCGCCCAGTCCACGGGAATGGCGCTGGGATCCCGGACCCTCTGCAGAGGAAAGGAACGAGAGCGTAAACACTGCCATGCGGATGATGCGCAAATGAGCCACCCTCCGCAGCTCGGACCGGGCTTCTGTGCGTACAAGGATACGATCCTCGGTCGGAAGCTCCGGTGCATAGGTAGCCTGCTCGTGGGCCGAGGGTACTTCGTCTCGGAGCCTCGGGACCTGTACGCGTGCCGGCAGCACGCAGCGCAGCGGCAACGGGTCGGGGCGGGACAGGTCGTGTTCGTTGAAGTTCATCCCGGACGATCGGAATGAAGGCGTACGCGGTGCTCTTCGCCCTCGCCGTCCTCGTGTCGTGGAAGTCGTTCGACCCGGGTCCGCTCCCGCCCGTCCACGCCCTCCAGGGACTAGACCGTGTCCGATACCCGACCAGCTTCAGCCGTAACGTGGCAGCGGGAGTGGGCGGCTGGTCCCTGGAGGACGCGGACTGGGCGGCGGTGACCGCGATCGAGGAGGCTCCGCCTGAGGGACGGGTCGCGGTGCTCTGGGTTATCCGGCGTAGGATGCGAGCGTGCGGTTGCAGTGCGGAGGCTGTCGTGCGCGCGGACCTCCAGTTTCAACCCTGGCGACAGGGGAGCAAGGTCCGGAGGATGATTCGACGGCTCGCAGTCCCTGACCGGGAGACGCTCGAGGTCGCGGTCCTCGCGGCGCGAGTTCTCGCCGGCGGGATACCGGACCCCACGGACGGCGCCACGCACTTCCACGCGGAGTGGGCGGAGCCGGCCTGGGCCCCCGCGATGCTCCGGACCGCGACGGTGGCAGGAAGCGTCTTCTACAGACGCCCTCCTAAGGCGTTGATCTTCTAGGTACTATTCCTCTCACTTTTTGTTGGACACCGTTCTCACGCCCGTGGTATAGTTCTCACATGGAAAATGAAGCCAAGACATACGGACTCCTCCACCCCGACGACGTCCTTCTCTTCCACGAGGTCGCCGCTGCCATGCGCCGGGTCGCGCGGCGCTACGACCTCGCCCTCGCGGCCGTCACCGGCCACCCGAAGCCGGACTACCGGACTTCGCCCCTCGGTGACTGCTCGAGGGACGGCCACATCCGGCTCGTCCTCCGCGGCCAGGCGGCCGGACAGTGGGACGCCGAACCTCGCCGGCCCGAGGACGTATGGGACACCGCGGCCCACGAGCTGGCTCACCTCCGCCACCACAACCACGGCGTGGCCTTCCAGGAGTTCGAGGAGGAGATGCGGGAGGCGGTCCGGAACCAGTCCGAGGACCACCGGGAGAAGATCCTTCGCAAGGTCGTGAAGCTCCAGGCGCAGCGGGACTCCGAGGCCAAACTGGGAAATGCCGAGGCAGCCGAGGCCTTCGCCTCCGCCGTCAACCGGATGCTCCTGGACTACGAGCTCTCCCCGACGGACGTCGACTACGCCCGAACGGCCGCGGACGACCCGGTCGTCGAGATCGGGGGCAGACCTGGCAGCCTACAAGATCGAGATGAAGGAGCGACGGGTCGCCTGGCAGGAGTCCCTGGCGCGGGTCGTCGCCTCCTCGCATCTATGTACCTTCCTGATCCGCAGCGGATCCAACCGTATCTGGTTCGTCGGGACGCGGTCCCACGCGACGGTGGCGGAGTACGTCTACGGCACCCTCGTCCCCGCGGCACAGGAAGATGGCGGACGACGAGTACGTCAAGTTCTTCTACGAGTGCCGGGACGCCGGGGACGTGACCCGTGCCCGCGGCTTCCGCCCGGCCTGGCTCGACGCATTCGTAGGCCGGATCGCCGAGCGGTTCAAGGAGGAGCGCGCCCGCGCGGTCGCCGCCAACCCGTCCCCAGTGGATGCGCCCGGTACCGGTCCCTCCACTGCCCTCCTCCGGCTCGACCAGTCCCTCGTCAAGGTCCGGGCGTACATAGACGAGAAATTCCAACGGAAGGCGCGGTACTCCTCGGCCCTGAACGGAGGCCGTTCGAGCCACGCTGAAGGCCGCGCGCGTGGCCGATCCGCCGCGGACCGGATGCAGCTCGGGCGACGCGGGGTCGAGCCGGCCAAGGGCCCACGTGGGCTGCTCTCCTAAGTCCTAGATCTTCTAGGTAATTCTCCTGTGTACATGCTCTCAGATAGGTGGTAAGATCCTCTCATGAGCAACGAAGCCAAGACGACCGAGATCAAGACGAAGCTCGAAGTAGCAGGTGAGCCGGTTACCAGGATGACAGCCCTGACCTTGGTCGTCGGAGAAGCCATCCAGAAACTCGGAGAGATCCCGTCCGGTCATCTCTACGCCGCGGTCATGTCGCGGATCGATCTGGAGACCTACGAGAAGATCATCACGGCCCTCGTCGCCGCGAAACGGGTTCGACGGGACAGGTCACATCTCCTTACCTGGGTCGGGGTGTCCGCGTGAGCGACCTCTGGGTCAGAGCTAAGAAGCCCGCGGCGCCGGACCCGTCGGTTCTCCGTACCGGTCAGCTGCTGCGAGGCGGGTTCGTCGGCGAGGTCTGGCAGGTCGAGCACGTCACGGACTGCAGCGCGAAGGTCCGGCAGGTCCTGGGGCGGCACCAGGGTACGACGACGACCTGGGCGCCGTCCTCCGTCGGTCACCGGTTCGTGACTCCCGAGGAGCTGGAGACGCTGCGGGCGGAGAAGGTGGACGCGAAGGCGACGGACCGGGACGAGACCAGGTGTCTGAGCTGCTGGCCCGGTGAGACGTCGCACCCGCTCCAGGAGACGGAGGAGTGGTTGGCCCCGGGCCGTGACCCGTTCTGTCCCGACCACCGGGCCTCCGAGGAGACGCTTCAGAAGGTGGAGCTGGCCGCGACGAGGAAGCGGGTCGTCGAGACACCGGCCGATGTCAAGCGCGTCCTCGAGCTTCGGGCCGGTGGCATGGCCTACCACCTGATCGAGCGGGAGATGGGCTGGCCCGACAAGAAGGGCGGGCGGCCGTACAAGATCTGCAAGAACGCGGGGAAGCCGGCTCCGGGTATCCGGCCTAACGGGAGGAAGTCATGAGCGAACGAACGTGCCACGCCGAGTGCGCCGCGAGGAAGTACTGCGCCGTCCGTCACCGCGAGGTCTGCAAGACCTGGCACGAGGCCCGGAAGACAGGCGCCGCGACCGCGGAGCAGCTCTCCCAGCAGAAGCGCCTGGCCAAGAACGAGAAGGAGCGCGCCCGTCGCGCCGCCAAGAAGGTCGCCTCGTGACCCTCGACCCGGTCGTCCGGGAGTACATCCTGGCCCGACACCTCGTCGACGACCAGAACCCCAGGGTCTTCGACGTCGGAGGGGCACGTCTGAACACCACGGAGTTCAGCGCCTACGTCCTGAAGCGTTACCCGGAACTGCGTCTCAGTCTCCAGACCATGATCACGCAGATCAGTGGCGTCCTCATCTCAGCTGGGCGTCGTGCTAAGGCCGCGTCGTACTCTCGCCAAGGAGAGACTAGGGGGAAGATCGGCCTGGGTCAGGCCATTAAGCACCCGAGTCTCTACGGCCGGAAGCTGTGAGACCTCTGTTGGTCGGAGAGGTCAGCCCCTACTCCGACCAGTACGAGGACGCCCTGGCCCTCGAGCCGCGCGGGGCGTCGGGGAACCGTCTGCGGCTGCTCCTCGGCATGACGGACGAGGAGTACCTCGCCGGGTTCACCCGGACCAACCTGTGCCGACGGGTCTGGGACAAGGGACAAGCCAGAGAGCGCGCCTGGAAGCTGCGGACGGCGTACGACGGCCGGTTCATCCTTCTCGGGCGTAAGGTCGCCGCGAGCTTCGATCTCGCCTATCAGCCGTTCGTCACGAACGGGAGATTCCTCGTTCTCCCTCACCCGTCCGGCCTCAACCAGAGCCTCGACGCCGCGGGCGTGAGGTCGCTCCTGAGAGCCGTGGTCCGTGGTATGATAGAGCAGGAAACAGGAGGAACTATTGCCTAAGGGAGCGACGCCGGGACGAGGGAAGCCTCGCGAGGACAGGGAGTACGACCAGACCGCGCTCCGCCCGGACGACACCACCCAGGTACACCGGGACTACGGTGCGCACTTCTTCCGGTGGGGACACGCCCACCGGTTCTGTAAGGGGAAGAGGGTCCTCGACCTCGGCTGCGGACCGGACCACATGCTCGGGCGCGTCCTGGTCGAGCACGGGAACATGGGCATCCGCCCGGAGCTCTACGTGGGCGCCGACCTGTCGGAGCTCCCGCGTAAGGAGACCAAGCACATCCGTCTCCGCGGCGGGGTGGACCTGACCCGCGACTACCAGCGGCTCCTCGACGAATTCGGACCGTTCGACGTCGTCACCTCCTTCGAGGTCCTCGAGCACATGCCGGTGGACGCAGGGCGCCGGTACCTGACAGCCGCGCTCCGCTGTCTGAAGGCGGACGGGGTGTTCCTCCTCTCCACGCCGCGAAACGAGGGTCACACGCCGGCCAGGAACCACATCCACGAGTACTCGACGAAGGAACTTCTGGCCGCAGTCCTCGAGGCCGGTTTCCAGGTGGAGCACCGCTACGGGACCTTCGGCGACGTCGTGAAGCTCCGCCAGGCCGCGACGGGGACACCCTACGAGGCCGCATCCCGCGATCTCACCCGGTACTACTCGGACGACGTGATCTCCTGCTTCCTGGCGCCGCTGTTCCCCGACGCCTGCAAGAACAACCTGTGGGTCCTCCGACCAGGCGCCGACGCCCCGCGGCCGGCGCCGGAACCTGAGGAACTCGAGATTCTGGAGCCGGATGCGGAGACGTGCCCCATCGAAGACGACGAAGACTATGTTCAAACCGAGAAGGCTGAGATCGAGCTTAAGGCACACCTGGACAAGTACGACTTCCGAGTGGACGACAAGTTCGGCGAGAAATTCTTGAAGGCCAAGAGTGCCGACGACACCGTGAGGGGCCTGCCGCCCGTCGTCTGCATCAACACCTACGCCGGCTCGCTCCTCCTCGGGGCGAAGCAGCTCGGGATCGACGTCGAGATGTCCCTGGAGGACTGCGGGTACGGTCAGGAGTGGAGCAAGAAGAACTTCCCGCGGACCCGACACGTGGCGACTCGTACCGCGTGGCCCGAGGACGCCGACCTCCGCGGCGCCGTCGTGATCGCCCATCCGCCGTGCGCGGCGTTCTCGATCCAGGCGAAGGGGACCGTGGTGAAGAGCGGGAAATACGGGCTCCAGTCCGGTCACTTCGACGAGACCCGGTCCGTCATCAAGTACGCTCTGTCCCACGGCGCGCTCGCCCTAGCAGTCGAGTCGGTCCCGCTCGCGCTCGAGGGAGCACGGTCCGAGCACGACGCCCTGGCGGAGGAACATGGGTACCACGTGTTCCGGCTCCAGCAGAACGCGGCGACGTTCAACGTCCCCCAGTGGCGGCCTCGGTTCTGGTGCGTGTTCTCCAAGTCACCGCGGTTCGCGGCCTGGCACACCCCGACCGTGGTGACACTCGCGGAGGTCCTGGACGGGGTCGACCCCGGACCGCCGGACGTGGAACTGGACCGGCGACTCGTCCGGCAGCGCGAGGTCCTCGCGGAGCAGGGATGGGACGCGGAGAAGCTCCTGTCCGAACCGGGCATGCTCGTCCGCAACATCCAGAAGCACTACCTGCCGGGGGAGAGCCTGTCTGAGATCGCCGGGAAGTACGCGATCGGCAGCTCCGAGGGCGGGAAGGTCGGTGGTCCCATCCGGGTCGGATACAAGTTCATCTCCAAGACCCCGCGCGTCCTCGACCCGAAGGGAACGGCGGGCGTGATCATCGGAGACTCCTGGTACGTCTACCGGGGTAAGGCGCTGACCCCTGCGGAGTACCGGGCGGTCATGGGCTTCCCGCGGGACTACGTCCTGGACCAGAAGTATCGCACCTGGCTCTCGAAGGGAGTCGTCCCTGCGGTGGCTGCGTGGGTCCTCGGCCTCATGCGGAGCAACGCGGTCGGCGACGTCCCGCCGGGCGCGAAGTGGCTAGCGTCGGGGGAGACCGCGGACTTCAAGGTGAGCCGGGAGATCTGGCAGAAGCTCGCCGACGGCCAGCGGGTCTCGGACCCGTTCGGCCACGGGGGGAACTTCGTGGACCCGCACCTGTTCCGGCGGCCGGCGGCCGTGAGCAAGCTCGGCCCGGACGCCGTGGTGGTAGTACCTTCGCCAGCCGCGATCACCGTCTCGGCTGTGACCGCTCAGTTCCCGGAGTTCGACGCCGTCAACAGAGCCAAGCGGAAGCGACGGGTGGAATCAGCCTACGTCCTGACTCGCCCGGCCACGGCCTTGAGAGGTGAGGAACTCGAGGAGGCCTTCGCCTCCGCTCGCGCCGTAGTTCCGCCACTGGCCAGCTACGCCTTCAGCGACGCGTACACCGTAGGGCTGGTCGCGCAGTACGAGCCGCCTAACGCCGGCGGGTCGAAGTCGGACGTCGACCGGATCGTGGCGCGGGCGGCCAAGAAGCTCGGCGCTGAGTGGAGGAGAGCGTGACCCTCTGGCGAGTCTACGTGACTGTCGGCGCCGGCCTCCGAGGAATCGGGACCTACGAGAACTTCCACTACGAGGAGCTCCTCTACTCCGGACCTCACTCCACCCTCGAGCAGGCTCTTCACGACGCTCACCACGCCGTCGGCAAGCCGTTCCAGTACCCGGCTCGGTACACCGTCAGGACGGTACACAAGGTATCCCTGGTCCTGTGTGCCAGGGTAGAGGAGACGGAATGAACGCGACAGGCAAGAGGGCTCGGAAGTCGGGCGGCAACAGGTACGCGTGCAAGGCCCGGAAGGAACGGCGGGCGCGGCGCAGGACGTGGGACAAGTTGCCCGTGTCTGCCTCACGCGGGAACGCGGCGAGCTTCGTCCTCGAGGACCACACGACGGATCTCGGATCGCGTCTCGCTCTAGGAAAGGGCCGAGCGTGAAGATTATGTGGAAGTGGTTTCCTGACGGGAAATACCCGCAGGCGTGCTGCTCCTGCGGACGGACGATTCCGGCATCGAACCCGAGATACTGGGTCACTACAGATTCGAATCCTCTGTCGAGAGCGACGATACGGCATCAGGCGTGTTCCCCGGCTATCTTATACGACAGCCATGGAAAACGGATCTCACTCAAGTATCCTGAGACCGTGGAGACAGAGTTGTGAACCGGTACAGGATCGTAGTCCTCGAGGGGCCTGACGGCAGCGGCAAGACGACCCTCGCCCGCGCGCTCGAGGCCGACCTCGGCTACGTAGTGCGCCACGAGGGGCCGCCTCCGGCGGACCTCGAGGACGTCTTCGAGTACTACGCCGGCAAGCTCACTCTCGCTGCCTTCGAGGCCATGAGCACTGGCGTGGTGCTCGACCGGTTCGCCCTTGGGGAGCGGGTGTACGGTCCACTGCTGCGCGGGCGTGACCGGCTCGGCGACTCCGGGTGGGCCGCGATGCACAGCTGCCTCGACGCCTGCGGCGCATTCCGCGTGCTGTGCCTCCCGCCGTACCACCGTGCCCTGGAGACCTGGCAATCACGACAACTAGAGGGACGAGAGTTCATCACGTCCGAGGAAACGTTCTTCAGGACCTGGATGGAGTGGAGGACGTGGGACCTAGACCGAGGCCAAGTCACCTACGACTGGACGGACGAGTCTGCTTACAGCAGACTCGTGAGTGTGATCCGAGGTTGACGCGACAACTCGGCCTCGGGGTCAGTCTTCTCAAGACTACACCCGCGCCTCCGGGTTGGCAGCCGGACGAGATCCCGGACCTGCGCGGTGTCGACGAGGTCGCCGTGGACCTCGAGGCCACCGGCCTCCGGTGGTGGGAGAGGGACAGACCCGTCGGCGTGGCGGTCGCGTGGAAAGACCCCACGACAGGGGCTCTCCGGTCGTGCTACCTGCCGACCGGACACGAGGGCGGGAACAACCTCCCCGAGGAGAACGTGAAGGCCTTCTTACGTGAAGGCCTTCGCGGCAAGTACCTCTACAACCTCCAGACGAAGTTCGACCTGCACATGCTTCGCGAGTGGGGCGTGGACCTCGAGACGGTCGTCCGGGGCGTCGGGGACGTCGCGCACTACGCGGCGTTGCTCGACGACCATCGCCGCCGGTTCAACCTCGAGGGCCTCGGTCAGGACTACCTCGGCGAGGGCAAGGTCCAGGGCCTGGACCTGTCGCACGGAGCGCAGGTCTACCCCGCCCACATGGTGACCCCGTACGCCCGTCAGGACGCGGCTCTCGTGATCCGGCTCCTGGACCGTATGAGGCCGGAGCTGGCCGCGCAGCAGCTCGAGGAGGTCGCCGCGCTCGAGGACGCCGTCCACTGGCCCGTCCTGGAGATGGAGCGGAACGGCGCGCTGCTCGACGTCGAGAAGCTCCGCCGGTGGGTCACGGAGAGCGAGCGGGACCTCACGCTGCTCCATCTCAAGATCGTCCAGGCCTTCGGCTACCCGGTCTCGACGAGCTCCAGGAAGGATCTGGCACGGGTCTTCAGAGACCTCGGCGTCGAGTCGGACCGCAAAACCGAGACCGGTCAGGAGTCCTACGCGGGGGAGGTCCTGGCCCGCGCGGCCCGGAGTCACCCGCGACTGGGTCTCCTCCTCGAGGCCTCGCACCTCGAGGACCTCCGTTCCAAGTTCATCGTGGCCTATGCCAAGACCGTGGGCGACGACGGCCTCCTCCGCTCCGCCTTTCACCAGCTCCGCGGGGACAAGTACGGGACGGTGTCCGGCAGGTTCTCCTCCAGCCAGATAGTCGACGGAGTGGGAGCGAACCTCCAGCAGGTCCTCGCGGTTGGGAAGCAGACGCGGGTCCACGGGCCTAAGTACCTGATCCGCGAGCTGTTCGTTCCGGCGCCGGGCAAGGTCCTGGTCGCAGCGGACGCGCACCAGATCGAGTTCCGAATCTTCGTCCACGACTCCGGCTCCGAGAGGCTCATCCGGATGTACGAGTCGGACCCCTACACGGACTTCCACGTCCAGGTCGCGGACATGGTTCACCGGTACCTGCCGGACCTCGACCGGAAGCGGGTCAAGAACTACAGCTTCGCGGACCTGTTCGGCGCCGGCCAGGGCAAGAAGGCCGAGATGCTCGGCATCAGCCTGACCGAGGTACGGGAGCTCAGCCACGCCTACGAGACGGCGTTCCCCGAGGCGAAGGCGGTGATGCGGGAGGCGATCGACACGGTACGCCGCACCGGCTACGTCCGCACGGCGTCGGGTCGACGTGCCAGGTTCCCGGACGGCCAGAGGACCCACAGCGCGCTGAACCGGAGGATCCAGGGGACGGCCGGCGACGTCAACAAGCGGAAGCTCGTAGACCTCTACCGTGAGCGGAAGCGGCTGGGCCTGACGCTCCGGATCACGAACCACGACGAGGCGGTGGGAGACCTCGAGGACGCGCGCGGCGCCGTCCTAATGAAGGAGCTTCTCGACGAGCAGGCATACGCGTTTCGCGTCCCGATCCTCTGGTCGGTGGAGACGGGCCCGAACTGGGCGGAAACCAAATGACGTTCGGGTGGGTCTGCGAGTCCGGAAACGAATCGCTCGCCTACAGGTGGAAGTGCGCCAGACCAGAACACGGACGAGTCCTGTATTTTGATTGGAGGAACGATGAGCGACCTTCGAACCAAGAACGTCGAGACGACCCTGACGCTGATGGCACCGCAGAGTGACCTGCCTCTAGGTAACACATGGCAATGCGCGTCCTGCGGGACTCGCCTCCGCCAGGGGCAGCCGCACTCGGCCCAGGAACCGTTCCCGCATCTGGCGTACGGAGCTCTGATCGTCCATGGATGAGGCCTACCTGAAAGGACGGCTGGTCAAGACGCTCCGCGAGGCGATGCCCGGCGCAGTGGTCACACGACACGAGGACAAGCTCCAGGCCGGGATCCCAGACATCTCCGTCGCGTGGCGCGGAATCACCTCCTGGGTCGAGGTGAAGCATTGGCGCCGCGGGCGTCCGTCCCGGCTCACGGCGCTTCAGAACGCCAGGCTCCACGACCTTCGGTCTTCGGGCGTCCCGGCGTACTGCCTCACCTACTACGAGTACCCGTTGAAGAGGACCGCCCTCGAGGACAGGCCGGGTCACGAGGTCGGTGCGAGCGGGTACGACCACGAGTGGGCCGCCGAGACCATCAGGTCTGCTCACCTGAGACCGAGTCTCGTCGACGACGTGAGGGCCTTCCACGTGCGCTTCGGCGTGCCGGCCAGGGTCTCCCCGATCTTCGACGCGGACTTCGCTGCGCGCCGATTCGCTCACCTCCAAGAGGAGACGGAGGAGTTCCGACGCGCCGTCCTGGCACGGTCTCTCCCGGACGCAGCAGACGCTCTCGTGGACTTGGTCTACGTGGCTCTCGGCGGCGCCGTCGGCCTCGGCCTCCCGTGGCAGGAGCTATGGGACGACGTCCACCGGGCCAACATGGAGAAGGTGCGAGAAGAGGGCGACGACTTCAAGTACTCGATCCGAAAGCCAAAAGGTTGGCGAGGACCGGATACAAAGCGGATCTTGAGTGAATCCGTGGTAGAATAGCTGATGATCGTCCCAGACTTCGAGAAAGACCCGCTCAGACACAGGCCGTACGTGTGGCCGTCGTGGCTCACGAAACTGATGGCCGGTGAGGAACGGTGCTGGTTCAAGGCGTGGTACAAGGCCCGTCACCGGTACTCCAAGATCGAGGAGGGAGAGGACCGGGCGGAGTTCTTCAGGACATGGACGGCCAAGCACGACCTAATCACGGAGCGCCGCGCCGCGGAACTGCGGGCAGACGGGTGGGAAGTTCGAGTCGAGGACGACGCCGCGTTCAAGCTCGTCGGCGACAAGGCGGACGTCTCCGGCAAGCCCGATCTCTTCGCCGTCAAGGGCGACACTGCGATCGTCGTCGACGCCAAGTCAGGCCGGAAGCGGGACTCGGATCACTGGCAGGTCCTGATCTACCTCTTCGCTCTTCCGATCGCTTGGGCCAAGCTCGCTAAGCTCCGACTCGTGGGCGAGGTCGAGTACCAGGATGCCCGGGTGCTAGTACGGGCGCTCGGGGCTCTGGAGCGAGACCGTATCGTCGCGGCTATCCGCGTCGTCACAGGAGCCCGACCGCCCGAGGCTTCCCCTTCCCAGAATGACTGCCGATACTGCGACGTCGCGAGGTGCCCGGTACGTTACAAGGCGCCCGAGGGCGACGCGTCGAGGTACTTCTGAAGCACCCACGGAAGCACATGGTGATCCCGGACTGCCAGGTCAAGCCGGGCGTCGACGTCTCGCACATGACCTGGATCGGGAAGTACATGGTCGAGAAGCAACCGGATGTCGTGGTGTGCATAGGCGACTTCGCGGACATGCCGTCGCTGTCCAGCTACGACCGCGGCAAGCGCTCGTTCGAGGGTCGTACTTACCGAGCGGATGTCGAGGCCGTCGGGTCAGCGATGCGTGAGCTCCTGGCTCCTCTCCGTGCGTTCCAGAAGACGAAAGTCGGTAAGGCCTACAAGCCCCGTATGGTCATGACCCTCGGAAACCACGAGAACAGGATCAACCGGGCGATCGAGGAGGACTCCAAGCTCCACGGGACGATCTCGACTAAGGATCTCGGGTACGAGGCGGACGGGTGGGAGGTCTACCAGTTCCTGAAGGTCGTGGCAGTCGACGGCGTCGCCTACTCCCACTACTTCGTGAACGGCGTGATGGGACGTCCCGTCACCAGCGCGAGAGCCCTGGTCAAGCGACTGCACCAGTCGGCCACGATGGGACACGTCCAGACGACGGACATCTACATGGGCGACGCGAGGGCGGACGGGACCAACGTCGTGGGCCTGTTCTGCGGGACCTGCTACCTGCACGACGAGGAGTACCTCGGGCCGCAGGGCAACGCCCAGCGCCGCCAGATCGTGATGTGCCACGACGTCAACGACGGTGCCTACGACCCCATGTTCGTGTCACTGGACTTCTTGAGACGTAAGTACGAGGGAGGGAAGAAATGAGGACCGCGTATATCTCCGGACCGATGCGACGGGTGCCGGAGTACAACTACCCGGCCTTCTTCGCGGCGGAGAAGGCTCTCCAGGACGCGGGCTGGGAGGTCCTCAACCCCGCCCGGATCTCGGAGGAGAAGCACCCCGGTTTCGTGTCCGACGGCTCACCGGTTCACTCACGCCTCTTCGCGGCCCAGGACCTCGCGGTGATCATCTGGAAGCTCAGGGCAGAACGAGGAGACGCCGTCGTCACGCTCCCCGGGTGGGAGCAGTCCCGCGGGGCCTGCGGTGAGGTCGCCGTCGGACGGTGGGTACGATTGCCGATCCTGACACTGGAGGAAGCCCTTGCAGACCGAAGCTGAGATTCGCGCGGAACGCGCGAAGGTGTACGGCGACGTCCAGACCAACCACGCGAACATCGCGGGCGTGTGGACCGCGCTCCTCCGGGCTCGCTACGGCCCGGAGATGCCGGCGCTCGACGCCCAGATGGCGGAGCTGATGCTGGCAGGCTTCAAGATCGCGAGGGCTGCGAGACCGGTGCCACTGGATCCTGCCGTCAGGATCCAGTACCTAGACTCGTTCCCCGATGCCCGAAATTATTTGGACTTTGCGCGTGAGGCAGTTGAATGAGACGACCCGGCCATTGCCTCAAATGCGGTATTTATCGCGAGGGTCTTCACCGAGACCACATTGTCCCCAAATTTCTAGGAGGGGCAGATTCCCCCGAAAATATCCAACTGACCATGACGTGGCGCCTGACCCAGTCCCTGATGATCCTGACACCGGAGGCTAACCGCGAAGAGGTTCGGGCGATAGCGTCGCGCGCCGTGGCGGAGATCCAGGCCCGTCTAGCTACCTGGCCTAACGAGACGTTGAGCGTCGACCCCGGTAAGGAGAGCTGATGCTGCGAAGGCTGATGGCGGTGTTTAGGCAGGACCCGGTCTACCTCGACGAGGACGCGATGGAACGCCTTCGACTCCGGTGGAACAACGAGGCTATGGACGCGGCGCGTATACCTTTGAGAGGAGACCCGCACCCGTTCGCGGTGACGTCGTACGAGGTACGGCCGAGCGACGAGCCCTACCAGCTCGAAGAAGATATCGACTGGGGCGCCGCTTGATCGACATCCAGGGGATGTCGGACGAGACGACGGCGGCCCTGTCGGATGTCCTGATCCGGCACAAGTCCGCCAACCCGCTCTCGGACGCGTTGTCCGTAGTCGTGACGATGTCGCGAAACATCAGCCTCGCGATCCTGGCGCGGACGGAGGAAGCGTATCTGGAGCACAACCGGACGCGTTGCCTGGTACTCCTCGCGGAGCTGTCAGCGGAGGTCGCGGCGTGGCCGCAGATCACGACGGTGGAGCCTGGGGTCAAGGACTCGTGAGGGACTTAGCGGAGGAGTCCCTGCTAACGACGCTGCACCGTCGGGGGTTCACCGCGGCGGACATCGACACGACTAGATTCCCTGGCCTCCTCTGCGCTATGGAAGGCTGCTCGGACCTGCGACTACCGGGGCGACTGGTCTGCCTGCAGCACGTGCCGGAGTTCGGGGCGACGTCTTGAAGTGGTTTGTCTATGGACTCTACTCCTCCGAGGAACCGATGCGGATCAGGTACGTGGGTAAGACCTCTCGTTTTAACCGAATCTACGGGCATTTGTACGAGGCGCGTGTGGGCCACGTGTGTCACAAATGCTCGTGGATCAGACAAGAGGAACGAACCGGCGCTCAAATTGAATGGGTTCCCTTAACTTGGTATGAGACAGAGTCTGAAGTGTTCTTGGCGGAACGCCGCTATATCGCGTCGCTCCGTACACAGCTGACCAATCTCACCGACGGCGGAGACGGCGCATCCGGATTTATTCACACCCTTGCTACGCGTGCTCAGATGAGCGCCTCACACCTGGGAGTAGCTCGTCAGCCTCACACGTCCGAAACGAAACATAAAATCGGGAATGCAAATCGAGGACGTAGCCCGGACGCGGTCACTCGTATGAAAATGAGCGAGGCTCGAAAGGGTAAAACTCAGTCGTTGGAGACAAAGTCTAAAAAGAGCCGGTCTCTAAAGGGCCGGCGTCTTGGCCCGCTTCCGAAGACGACCCGGGATAAAATCAGCCTCGCTCTGATCGGCCGTAAAAGGCCGACCTTTTCGGCCGAGTGGCGTGCGAACATGAGCGCGGCAAGGAAGAGGAGATGAAACCTCTCTACCCGCATCAAGAGGAGTTCATCTCGGAGTTCCTGAAGCTAACCGATCCCGACATCGGACGTGTCGCTCCCGGGGCTATGCTCTGTGGCTTCACGATGCGGTTGGGCAAGTCTCGAACAGCAATCGAGATTGCGCAACGTCTGTTCCTGGCGGGCGAGATCGATCACGCGATCGTGGTGTGCCCCGCTCCGGTCCGGAGCGTGTGGTTCGATGAAGCCCTCGGGCAAATCGCGGAGTACTCCGCCGTGCCAGTAGAGGTCTCCCAGTACCGGTCTAAGGTCACGTCGTGGTTCCGGCTTAATGGATCTCCTGCCCCTCAGAGGTGTCTGCGCTGGACGGTCACCAACTACGAGTTCATCCGCCAGGCCGCACGCCTCAAGCCGCTCCTCAAACTCGCTGACTTCCGGACCCTGCTTATCCTCGACGAGAGCAGCTACATAAAATCTCCGTCGTCTCAGCAGACCAAAGCGTGCTACGCGCTGCGCAAGCAGTGCGGGCGCGTCCTACTTCTGAACGGGACTCCCGAGGGCGACGACCCGGGCGATCTCTACGCGCCTTGTAAGATATTGGATACGGCGATCCTCGGCTACCGAACCTGGGGCGAGTACAAGGCGAACTACGCCGTACTCGGCAAAGGGTACGCGGTCGGCGGCCGGGAGTTCCAGACCGTCGTCTCATGGAAGAATCTCGACGAGCTAGGACGCCGGACCGCGCCGTATTTCCGGATCAAAACCGCGGCGGAGGTCGTCGGGATGCCTAAGACCCTGGCTCCGGTGATGCTGACCGCGACGCTGTCCCCGGAGACCTGGCGCATGTACCAGGAGATGCGTAAGGACGCGGTCGCCTGGCTCACGTCGAACGAGCGGGTCACCGCGGCCCAGGCGGCAGTGAAAGTCCTCCGGCTCTCACAGCTTACGTCCGGTTTCCTGGGGGGAGTTGTCGATGTCGGCGAGGGCGAGGTAAGATACGACGGCGGTCAGTCTCTTGTCTCGGGCCTCCCGCGTATGGATACCGCGACTCGAGAGATCGGGCGAGAGAAGCTGGACGTCGTACTCAGGTGGCTGGAGGAGAGACGTGCGGAGGACCCGAACTTCCGAGTCGTCCTCTGGTGCCGGTTCAGAGCCGAGGCGGAACGGCTCCACATGAGTCTGTCACGGGTCGACTGGAACGTAGACCTTCTAGTCGGCGGTCAGAACGAGGCCGACCGAGCCAGCGCGGTGTCGCTTCTGGCGCCGGCCGGCGTGTGGCGTGGATCTCGCGTGAGAGGAGCGTCGGCCCTGGTCGGAACCGAGCGCACCGGCGGCATGGGACTCGACTTCTCCGGGGCATCCTGCGCGGTCCACGTCTCCAACGGGTACTCCCGGATGATGAGACTACAGGCGGACGCGCGGATCCTCGGACCGCACCAGGGGGGTACCGCTGCCTACTTCGACGTCGTGGCGGAGGGGCCGGCGGGACAGAAGACGATAGATCACGTAGTGCTTTCAGCACTACGTGATAAACGGGACCTCGCGTCGATCACGGCGCGGGAGTGGGGGGAGATCCTATGACACTCGGTCAGAGACAGGAACTGTTCGCGAAGCTGGAAGCGGAGTGGGTACTCCGCGCACTGAAGCGACCCGGCGTCACGCTCCGACAGGGCGAGGGCCGTATCCTCACGCTGGGACCGGACGGCAAGTCCGGACGTCGAGCCTACCTCGTCGGGGGCAAAGGATCCGCGGTCCGGGTCCAAGATGCCGTCCACATGCTCGGAGGGTGCCACTACCAGGGGCTGGCGAAAGACTGGCAGCTGTTCCTGGACGGTCATCACGTCGAGGACGGCGGCCACCAGCTCTGGCGTGAACTCGGGGAGGACTGGGAGCGTAGCCATCCCCTGGCGCGGTGGGGCGGGAGGTTCAACGACGCGAACCATATCAGCATCGAGTCCGTCGACGGGAAGAAGTGAAGGAGATCGCTCTCCTGTCTCTCCTCTACGGAGGAACGAAGGCCGCGGATCTCGCGACGACGGAGTACGCGCTCCGCCGAGCCGGTACGTACGAGGCTAACGCTCTGCTCCGGGACCGAGCGACTCGGATCGCAGTCAGCGCCGGGGTCGTCGTGGGTGAGGTCTGGCTCACGCGCCGGGCTCGCGGCCGGTGGAAGACGGCGCTGAAGATCCTGATCCCGGCGACGCATGCCGGGCTCGCGGTGTGGAACGTGAGACAGGCAAGGAGAGCGTAGTGAGAGAACGGTTCTGCTACCTCCAGGGCTGGGGCACGTACTCGTCCGATACGATGGTCTGCGTCGGAATGACGCCGGCCCAGATCCTCGCGCGGATGAAGCGTGGCGGGACAAGGCCGCGGATCGTCAAGGCGTTCGCAGGAGTCCTCGACCAGTTCGGAAACGGCCTCGGGCATTGCTGGGTCGACCCCTGCACCGGTGCATCCGTGCTCTCGTTTCCGGACTGGCGCAACGACTGGCCTCACTGGGACACCCTCGTCCATGAGGTCGCTCACCTGGTCCACGCGGCACTCGGCCGACACCGAGCCATGGCTGACGAGGACGAGGCGAGGGCATACCAGACAGAATACCTCTTCCGTGAGATTCGACGCGAACTGTGGACGCGTAGTAGATCTTAAAACCTGTGGTAAGATAGACGTACTGGAAGGGAGGCGATTCTGGGAAAATGGGACGGGGTCACGAAGACGCTGACGAAGCTGCCGGGCGAGAAGACGCCGCGTCAGCTCGCGATCGACGACGAGAAGGCTCGCATCGAGGACCGCGGCGCGGCAGGATTGACGGCGCTCTACGTGCGACGACGCACGGAAGAGGAAGCGGCCTCGGATCTCGCTCACGAGGCCGGGATCCGACTCGCGGCGGCAGAGCAGCTCATGTGGTCCGCCTACGAGGACGCGAATCTCACGACGTTGAAGCTGAAGGACGGGTCGGGCGCCAGGGTTCAGACGGTGCCGTACGCCGTGGTCCGGGACTCGCAGGCGCTGCGACAGTGGGCGGAGGCCAACGGCTTCACGGCCAAGCTCGCGCTGCCGTGGGGTACGGTCAACTCGGAGGTCGGCGAACGCCTTCTGAACGGGCTCCCTCTTCCTGACGGAGTCGAGGTGTACGTCAAGACTACGACGGTCATCATCAGGGGATGAGCTTCGCCCCTCGGCGCAAACGCTGGTCTACCAAGAAGCCCAGCGAGAGGCGCCCGGTGTGGTGGCACTTCAGTGACGCGGAACTGCGCACGGTAGCGGAGGCGACGGAACGGGCGGACTTCGAGCAGTTAGTTCGGGAGCGCGGAACGGGGCAGCGCTTGACAGCCCCGAATAAAACAGAGGACAAAGACTGATGGTCAATTTCAAGAAGCAGGCGGACGGCAGTACGACAGCAGTCGCGGAAACCGAAGCATATACGACGGCGTTGGCTCTCCCCGCTGACTTTCAGAACGCGCGCGGCCAGGGAACCGAGGGCCTCGACTCCGGCGACGTCAAGCCCCCGCGGCTCTCGCTCGCGCAGGGCGGCACGCCGCAGGTCAAACGCGGCAATCCGAAGTTCGTCGAGGGTCTCCACGAGGGCGACCTCTTCAATGACCTGACCGGGCAGAACTACGGCCCCGGGCCGCTGAGCATCATCATAGTGAAGTTCCTCGGCAAGTCGGCCATCCAGTTCCGTCCGATGCTCGAAGGCGGGGGCGTGATCGACTTCAACGTCCCACTCGACGACAAGCGGCTGGAGTGGACGACGGACGAGAAGACGGGCAAGGGCGCCAAGCCGGTGGCTACGCTCTACTACAACTATCTGGTATACCTCCCCGACACGTACGAGGTCGCCACCCTCTCGATGAAGAACACCTCGATCAAGGTCGCGATCCAGCTCAACAGCCTGATCAAGCTTCCCCTGAACATCAACGGCCAGCTCGTGCTCTCACCTCCGGCGTGGGCGCGTACGCTCTCACTCGGGACCGCGATGGAGACGAAGGAGGCCAACACCTTCGCGAACTTCACGCTCCGCCCGCTCTCGATCACGGACGAACAGACACGGGCTCAGGTCGGCGTCATCTTCGAGTCGTTCACCGCCAAGAACGTGGTCGTGGACCACGCGACCGACGCGGTCGAGCCGAGCGAGGAGAACGTCCCCTTCTAGATCTCTGGTCGCTCACGGAGCGACAGACCTGCGCTGAGCGCCCGACGCAGAACAATATCGGGCTTACTTCTAGGCGGACGGTACGGACCGGGGGAAGCGCAGACTCCCCCGGTAACACCTTCGACAGAACGATGGGAGATTAGATGAAAAGGAAGATTGTTCCGTCCTGGCTCCGAGTCCTTTCATTCTGGGCGGCGCGGCCCGTCATCAAGTTTCGTTGAGTCCTTGGCCTAAGCCCGAGACGATCGCCGCGGCGCTGCTCGGCGTGGCGTGCGAGGTCGCCCCGACGGAGCGAGGGCCGGTCTACGGCCTCCGCTCCGCGGACCCGAACGTGCTCCTCGTGATCCGCGCGGCCGGCGGACCTCAGGCCGTCTGCCTTCGCTGTACCGTCGCGGAGGCTATGCCCGCGGCGCCAAGTAGCCATGGTCTGAACGGTGCTGCCGTCCCGCTGTTCGTTCCCGGGACTCTCGCGCACGGGCTCTTCGCGCTGACATGGCTGAATGCGTTCTCACGACGGCACGAACACGAGGAGACCCGCTGAGAATCGACTTCTCCGACGTTCCGGACGGCCTGAAGACCACCGCGCGGTGGCGCTGCTATAAGCTGACGGCCGAGGGTAAGAAACCCCCGTGTGACAGCCGAGGGCGCGCGCTCCGGGACTGGCAGCTGCCCGAGCACGACCTCTCCTTCGAGACCGCCCTGGAGTGGCTGGAGGCGTGCGAGGACATCACGGGCCTCGGTTTCCGCATGGGCGACGGCTGGTCCGGCCTAGACCTCGACAACTGCAGAGACTTGGTGTCGGGTGAGATAGACCCGCGTGCCGGAGGCATTCTCCTCTTCTGTCCGGGGTCCTACGCCGAGGTGTCACCGTCTGGGCTCGGTGTCAAGATCTTCGGTCGCGGCGCGGAATGGCTGGAGCTCACCTTCAGGCCCGGCAAGGTAGACTTCAGGCGAGCCGCCACAGGATACTTCACCGTCACCGGCCGGATGGTCCAGGGCGGCGGGGTACTCGACGAGATACCCGTCGAGGCGATAGCCACGATGTACGGCATGGGTCACCAGGACGAGGACCGCAAGCCGGCCAGGGTCCTCCCGCCGGTGGTCGCGTCGGGAGCACAGAACTCCACCCTCTTCGCGGAGATGTGCGGACTAAGGCGGAGAGGGTACACGGCAGGGGAGATCAGCGGGGCCGCCTGGGCCATGGTTCAGGGAGGCCGGTTCCCCGCGGAGGCGGGGAAGGCGAACTGGACCCGCCGCGAGATAGACCAGATGTCCGAGCGGGTGGAGAGCAGGTACCCGGCCGGCGGGACGGACTTCGAGAAGGGTGGGGACGGCAAGGTCAAGCTCAACACGGCGAACATCAGGAAGGCCCTGGAGGCCATGGGTGTCCGGCCCCGCCTCAATAGATTCAAGCGTCAGGCCGTCGTGGAGCGGGAGGGACGCGAGGCGGACATAGACGACGAGGTCATGAGGCGACTTCGGTTCGAGTGCGAGGAGTCGTTCGGCTGGAAGCCCGGGCGGGAGGACTTCCACGACGTCGTGGCGGACTCCGCGGCCTCCGACGACTTCCACCCCGTCAAGGACTACCTCGACTCTCTGACGTGGGACGGAGTCGCGCGCGCGGACTCCTGGCTCGTCAGGTACGCGGCGGCGGACGACTCGCCCTACGTCCGGGCGGTCGGGAGACTGGTCCTGGTCGCTGCGACCCGTCGCGTCCGACAGCCCGGGTGGAAGTTCGACGAGCTGATGGTGCTGGAGTCGCCCCAGGGCTGGAACAAGAGCAAGCTGCTCGCGACTCTCTGCCCGCGGGTCGAGTGGTTCGGAGAGAAGCTGGTGCTCGGGTCGTCTGCCAAGGAGACGATCGAGAACACCGCCGGGGTGTGGATCACCGAGGCGCAGGAGATGGTCGGCAACAAGAGAGACGTCGACCAGCTGAAGGCCTTCCTGTCTACCGCGGCAGACGGCCCGGTCCGCATGGCCTACGCCAGGGAACCGGTGAAGGTCCCGCGTCAGTTCGTCGTTATCGCGACCACGAATCACGGGACGTATCTCCGGGACCAGACAGGTGGACGACGATTCTGGCCGGTGACGGTCAGGAAGATCGACGTGGAGCTGCTCCGCGCAGAGAGGGATCAGCTGTGGGCCGAGGCCGCCGTGATGGAGGCGCGGGGAGACAGCACGCACCTCGACCCGTCACTCTGGGCCGCGGCCGGCGTGGAGCAAGAAGCTCGGTTCGTCGTCGACCCGTGGGAGGAGGCCATCATGGACGCACTGGGCTCGAACGAGGGAGACGTGACTACCCACGAGATCTGGCGAATCGTCGGGATGCAGCTGGACAGGCGGACTCAGACGGACAGCGAGCGGGTCGGGACGGTGATGCGCAGGCTCGGCTTCCGGTCGCTCACCTTCAGGAACAGGAGTAAGCTGGTAGTCCGCGGGTGGAGACGCGGCTCTACTGCGGGGTCCATTCTCCCGGAGGGGCCGCTGTGAGCAAGAGGAGAGAGTCTCACCACAACGACGAGGGCGGGACGTGCCGGGTATGCAGTCACCGGGATCACGTGTCGTGTTGCCGGATCCTGATCAGGTGGTGCAAGAGGTACTGCGAAACCTGCAGAGCGAAGAAGGCCGCGGACGATACGTCGTTCACGGAGGACTCTGAGCGCCGACGGACCGTTAAGGAAGAGTTCATAGCGGACTGCCGCGAGGCTGGATGGGACGTGACGGGGGTCGGCGTGAGCCGGATCCCTGGCCGGCCTTACTAGGCCTTCTTCTCCTTTTGTAACAAGTAACAGCTTAGTAACAACTCTGTAACAGGTATAAGGACTATGGAAACAAGGACATACGAGGTAACAGGCCATTCGTCGCCTGGTACCTCTCCGTCAGCTTCTGGTCCCTTAAAGAGCCGGGGGGTACCCGCGTTACACCGCGGTCACTTTCCCCACTGTAAGTACTTCTATAGAAAGAGGTTAGCATGATAACAGCCCTGACGGCTTCCCTGGCCCTCCTCGCCGCCGCTTCTGCGTCTCCCGCCTCCAGACCTGCCAATACTCATCCTCACCTCGTAGCGTCGCCTAGAGCTGGCCTAGAGCCTCTGAGGGCCCATCTCAGAGCGACCCTCGAGGGCCTGGAGTCCGAGACCTGGTACTGCCCGGCCGTGACCTGGGAGATCGAGGGTGTCGAGGGGACGACGTCGACCCGCGAGTCGGACTGCCCGGCTTTTGACGACCGCGAGGAGTTCCCACGCGCCTGGACTCGGGACTACGTGCTGCCGGCCGGCGACTGGAGCGTCCTCGTTACGTTCTCGAAGGCGGGTAAGATTCTCGGCATAGTCCGGGAGACGGTCCGAGTCATCGAGCGCTGAATCTGTGGTAGGATAGGGACGGAGGAAAGCTAATGACCCTACAAGAATTCTTGATCAAGCACGGCGCGTGTCCCGAGGCGATCGAGTGGAGCCGGCCCTACGCGACCTTAGCCGAGGCGTGGGCCGCGTGTCCGCGCGCTGAATGGATGGTCTGGATCGCCGCGAAGGCGGGCCTCGTTTCTCGCGAGCACTTGGTTTTGACACTCTGCGCTATTTGGCGCGGCGTCGCACAGCAACACTCCAGCGACGAAAGAGCGCCGGAGACGATTTGCACGGCGGAAAAATGGGCCAGGGGTAAAGCAACAATAGAGGACGTTCGCGTCGCGCGCTCCGCCGTCTCCGCCGCCGACGCCGCCGACGCCGCCGACGCCGCCTACGCCGCCGACGCCGCTTACGCCGCCGCGCGCGCCGTCGCCTCCGCCGCCGCCTACTCCGCCTACTCCGCCGCGTACGCCGCCGCCCGCGCCTACGCCGACTACTCCGCCGCCCTCACCGCCGCCGGGCTTCTGAGCGCGGACATCGTGCGGAAGTACATACGGATCGTCCGGCCACCTTCTGTGATAGAATAATAGCTTGGAGATCTGGTCGCCTTGGACCTTACCCGTTCCCGATCTCTCCGACTGCCCCGGATGCGGCAAGGATTCGTGCGAAGGGTTGCGAGAGGTCAAATGAAACCAAAGAAGCCACGTCCTAAGCCCTACGTTGAAGTCGTGCTCGCCGCGTTCATCGCGGTAGGGCTCGCGCGGTGCTCGATCCTCTCGCAGCTCCCGCCTATCGTCATCCACCCTTCGCCGGTTCCGTCCGCGACTCCGTCGGCCGCGCCCTTACCGACTCCGTCGGCCGCGCCCTCGCCTTCGCCGAGTCCGGTGACGGAGCCGGCCCCTTCTCCCAGTCCGGTCGCGACGCCGTCGCCGACTCCAGATCCGGAGCCCGGCCTCGAGGCGTGCCGTCGCGTCCCCGCGCCCGGCCGCGTCTGCAACCAGGCCAAGGGTAACGAGTCGCCCGACTGCGGATGCTACGTCTGCGCCTACCGTACCAACTACACCTGGCAGAAGAAACCTGAGTGCCCGGTCGGGGTCGGCCCCCTGACCCCCGCGCAGCTCTGTGAGAAGTGCTGGCGTTGCGACGACCTTCTCCAGTACCAGACGGGACGCGGCCACCTCACGGTGGTTCCGAGCCAGGGACCTCGTGGCGGGAACCTGTGGACGAACGCGGGGGAGTACTACGACGAGAAGTGCAACCGGGTCACGATCCGCGGCGAGTTCATCGCGGACCCCTCGGGTCTCGTCGGGGATATCTGCTATCCCTACCAGGAGAGCTGGTGCAATCCGGCTTCGGCTCCGGCGCCGAGCCCTACGCCTTCCCCGTCTCCCGGTCCGACGCCTACGCCCTTGCCTTCCGCACCTCCTAAGTCGGGCTGCTCGGCTGACTACGCGGCGCACTCCCTGGACCACGTGAGCATCCAGCTTCACGACATCCAGGACAAGAGTAACCTCATCAAGGAAGGGTACCTCGGCGTCAAGCTGGTGTTCAACACCACGCCCGCGTCTATCCCGCCCTACTGCGCGCACACGGAGGCCGCGAACGGAGGAGTCCAGAACAATCACTGTGAGCAGCTTCTCGCCTGTCAGGACCCGGATGGGAGTGACGCGTTCCAGACGTTGCCGGGTCACTACGAGAACGACGTGCTGGAGTCGAACAGCACGAATCAGTGGATCAAGCAGCACGTACCGTTGGCGGACGAGACAGGCCCGACGACATTTACCGCGTGTCCGCGCGGCGTACGTCCTCCGTCCTCGCTCTGCCGGTCGATCACGATCGACGTCCAGGCTGGAATGAGAAAGTGAACCGCACCTCGACGACGTGGCCCCGAGCGGTCAAGAACGAGCCGGGGACGGAGCTGACAGCTCTCGAACGAGCGGAGAACGTGGTAGCCGCGTGGGAGGCTCTTGAGGGCGAACAGATGCGAGAATGCCCAGCGTTCACGCTCATCAAGATAATCGCTGAGGGAACTGGAAAAGGGGTGACGTAGTACAGGGTCGACGCATCAGGATTACTGTCTTCGTGGCTCGATCTCGAGCATTACCCTTTGTCGCCAAGAGAGGCAAAAGATGACCGACCGAAGTAAGTTCAGTGCGTTCTCGCAGGAGGCGATCAACGCGGCGCTGGACCGCGCGCTCGTCTCTATTCCCGAGGGGCACAGCACCGCCCTCGTGGCGACAGTGGCCGTGGAGCACGGAGGCTTGATCGGGAAGCTCGCGTTCTACGAACGGATCAACGACGCGTGGCAGTTCGGGGCGTACATCGAGGGCGGCACGCGCGCGCCTCTCTTGGCCGGCGCCGAGGTTCGGTTCTCCAAGTGACCCGATACATTCTCGCCGCGCTGTTTCTCTACACTCTGGCGTTCTCCGGCCAGGTCCACAAGCTCGACGACCCATTTCCGGTTCCGCGGGGGAGTGCGACCCGAACTGTCCGCTGCCTCCGCCTCCGTGCCCGTCGATCGGCTGCACGGATCCGGACTCGCCTCCGCGTGATCCGACGGAAGAGCGAGTGACGCGATGACCGACCAGAAGCCCACCCCGGAGCACGCAGGGGCGATGGACGTCAAGTCGTCCGGCCCGAAGTTCTGGCGCATCGTGTGCGGGGACACACCTTCCGCGGTGCTCGTTAAGGACGGGGACGGCAAGGACATCACCGAGTCCGTTATCGGCGTCCGCGTCACGCTGACCCCGGGCAGCCTTACCACGGCCACGATAACTACCCTGGCGACGGTTGACCTGGACGTAATCGTCGACGACTCTGACGCGACGGGCACACCTTGAAGATCCTGAGGTTCGGCGCCGAGTGGGCGTGGGACCGGATGGGCGTCGCCGCGAACGGCGAGGACCCGGACTGCGGGTACCTCGAAGCGGGCTGGTACGACCACGGGAGCACGGGCATCGTCTGCGCTAAGAACGGCCCCTCAGACGCGTACATACTGGGCTGGCGGTTCGACACTACGGTCCGGTCAATCAGCCACGAGGTACTCTTTGGCCTCGTGATATCTCCATCTGGCTCGCTGCCGGAGGACAGTCAGGTCTTCACCGCGTGGACCCACTCTGCATGGCGTGAGGAGAGCCAGGGCGATCTGCCTTTCTCTGCGACGAAGAACTCCGAGGCCATCACTCTTCCGCCGTACGGGCTGCTCGTGCCTGCGAACGCACGCATCTGGGTCTACGCCTGGGGCTGGGGACACTGGTACGGCGCGCCGCTGCCGGCCAACCCGACCGTGATGGAATTTCAGGGCCACGTATTCGTCAACGAGGAGTCGTCGTTCACCTACCGCGCGCACGCGGATCAGACGTTCAATTTTTAGGAGTACGAGATGAGAAAGATTCTTGCTCTGTTACTTTTGCTGGCCTCTCCAGTCTTCGCGGAGTTTACCGCGACGGAGAAGGCAGAGCTGAACAAGGTCGTTGCCGCGCGTAAGTCCGTGACGACGGGCCTCCAGAACATCGAGTCGAGCATCTCGACTAGTACCGACGCGGAGACCCGAGATCTACTTGCCGAGGCCGATCGTACTTTCGCCGAGGTCGAGGAAGGTCTTGGCAATGGGCTCCTGTTCCTTTACGGGACGGCAGCCAAGCGCGCCGACTCCGCTCGCGACGCGATACGGGCCGGCGGACGGGACGGGTACGTCCGAGAGGCGTTCGAGGCTTTCGACGCCTCTGCTAAGGCGGCCGTAGAAGCGTTCGAGGCGCTGGATGCCTTGGCTAGTGTCCGGACAGACGACTCGGCCTTTCAGCTCCAGGTCTCTCGCGCTCGGTCTCAGCTTACCTCCGCCGTCGCCAAGCTCACGAGCTTTAACCGCGCCCTCGCCTGGAACGCCTCGACGCCGATCCCGACGACGATCCTGTTTCAGGACCAGATGTGGCAGGCGCGCCAGTACTCCTACGACGTCCAGGAGCTGACGAATATCTCGTACGAGGTGGGCCCTGTTCAGCTCGCGGCTACGAACAGAAAGACGTACGAGGTGCTCTCCCGCGTCTGGTTGTTCACCAACGAGGTGATGGCCAGTGCGACTACGGTAGCCGGCATCGACGACAGGGACCGATCGGACGTTCGCTCGGACCTTCTGATAGATGCGCAGCAGTATCTCCACGTGATCCAGGTCGGACTCGCGGGGCTCATCCCGACTTTCTACGCTGACCTCGCGCGTACGTTTACTAAGAATAGCGACGCCTGGCGGCACGCCGGGTTCGGCGCGGAGGAGTTGCTTAAATGAAGAAGCGAAAGTACCTCGGTCAGGGTAGTCCCCGGGCGTGGATCTATACCACGTCGCACGCCGTCCACGTCGCGTTCCGGTCTGCTGAGCTGGCGGGGCGATTCGTCGTTCCCGCGTCCTCTAGATCCAGCGCCACGGGCTGGGAGGGCGAGAGGTACGTGATCTCGTATTCGACCCGGGAGCGTTAAGGCCTAGAATAGAAGACATGGAGTCCAAGAGAGCCCGTTCCTCCGCCCGCGGCGAGGAAGGGCGAGAGTTTGCCCGCGCGGTCCTACACCAGACGCCCGCTGACGACGTCAGCATGGAGCCCAACCCGGTTCTCAGGCGATTAAAGGAACAGGCCCGCGCGGGTGTCGGCTCTGCCGAGGGCTATCTCCCGGCGAACGTCTTCAACGCCCTGATGGACAGGTGCCACGGCAAGGTGGCAGACCGTGTTAAGATGTTAGGGGCGAGGCCCTTCGACGACCTGTCCGACGCTGAGCTTGCAGCTCGTGCGGAGCAGGTGGCACGACGGCTCCGTGGAGACAAGGAGATCTAATGGCAAGAGAGAACAAGGCGCTCTCCGGCGGCGGCTCCGGTGATCAGCCCTGTAAGCCCGCGGGTAGTCCCGACGGCGGACAGGTCGCCAAGAAGTAAGGGTCGTCTCCTCGTCGTCCTAAATCCCGGAGCTTTCTAATGCGATCGGCCGCGCAGTTCCTTCTCGTCTCGCTGGTTTTTGTTTCCGCGCAGGCCGGTGTCTCGGACGAAGCCAGAGTCGCGGTGCCTGTAGCCAAGTCAGGGTCCGTGGCCCAAGTATGCCCTATCTCAGATACGGGAGCCCTGACCGCGAGGCACGTGACGCGCGCGAATAGCGACGGAAGCGAAGAGGACTTGGCTAAGCCGGCGCAGCCGATAATCTTCGAGTCGAACGGGCGGGGTCCGGGTGTCGCAGAGGAAGTCTACGCGGATACGCGTCGTGACATCTCCGTAATCAAGGCAGTCATCGGAACGTTCCCGTTTCACTACGCGCTCGCGGCGTCTCCGCCGTCTGTCGGAGAGACGGTGACTCTGGTCGGGTACACGCCCTCGTTCACTCCTGAGGTTATGCGCGCCAAGGTGGTGTGGATCTTCGCGGGGGTCGTCTACTTCGACCATTCTCCAGGTCCGGGTTCCTCCGGCTCCTGTCTCCTGAGTACTACGTCACCGCCTGTGGTATATGCCATCAACTCTCTGTACTTCGACCGGACGGGGGGTAAGACGGGAGCCGCGCTCGCGGTGTGGGGTGAGTGGGGCGTTATCCCGGAGCAGTACCGCTCGACGACGGCGCCGAAGTGAGCATCGACGACGAGTCCTCGGACTGGCCGGCGTACCGGCGCCTGATCAACTATCGACTCGACCACATCGATACCACTCTCGACTCGATCGAGAAGAGACTCTATACGATCGACACCCACCTCACGGGTCTGATGGCCAAGGCTTCCCTGGTAGGCGGCGCGACGGGCCTCGTGGTCGCCGCGGTCTTCTCCGCGCTCGTCCGGAAGTTCATCGGTTGATGCTCCCGTCGGAAGAAGAGGCGGAACGCGCTATCGAGCGTACCGAGATGGAGGACGAGCTGGCCGGCCTCGAGGCCGTACTGGCGAAGCGTCATCTATCTCAGTTCGCTCGTCAGGCGTTCCCGATCATCGAGCCCCACGTCACCCTCGCCTGGAACTGGCATCTCGACGTGATGTGCGACGAGCTGGGGGCCGTGTCCCGCGGTGAGACCGAGAAGCTCTTGATCAACGTCCCTCCCGGTACGATGAAGTCTCTGCTCGTCTCCGTCATGTGGCCGGCCTGGGAGTGGATGCAGCGCCCGGCGCTGAAGTACCTCTCCGCGTCTTACACCCAGGACCTCGCGACCCGCGACGCGATGAAGATGCGGGACCTCGTGCAGAGTCCCTGGTACCGGCAGGCATGCGGGGTCTCACTCCGCACGGATCAGGAGGCCAAGACCTGGTTCATCAACACCGCGGGAGGGTGGCGCATCGCCACGACGCCGGGCGGCAAGGGAACCGGGGAACACCCGGATCGGAAGATCATCGACGACCCTCACAGCGCACAGCAGGCACGATCCGAGACGGAGAGGAAGGCCGCCATCACGTGGTTCGACCAGACGCTGTCGACACGAGGCGCCGGCCGGAACGCCAAGACCGTGATCATCATGCAGCGCCTCCACGAGGAGGACCTCAGCGGGCACGTCCTGGCGCAGGGAGGCTGGAAGCACGTGATGCTGCCGATGCGCTTCGAGCCCAAGCGTGCGTACTCGAAGGACCCGCGCCGTGAGGTCGGAGAGCTGATGTGGCCGGAGATGTTTCCGGAAGCTAAGGTCACGGAGCTGGAGCGCGAGCTGTCCCCGTACGGCGCCGCCGGTCAGTTCCAGCAGCGTCCGTCGCCGCAGGGCGGGGGTCTCTTCAAGCGCGAGTGGTTCCGGATCGCCGACCGCGTGCCGGAGATCCGGGACAAGGACGACAGGGTCGTTCAGCCCCGACGCGTCCGGGCGTGGGACGTCGCCGCGACGGAGGGCGGAGGCTGCTTCACCGCGGGCGCGAAGGTCGCTGACTGCGGCGTCGGGACCGTCCCGCGCTTCTACGTCGAGGACATGCGCCGCGCGCAGCTCGGCCCGGCTAAGGTCGATGCCCTGATCCTGGCGGTGGCGGCCGTCGACGCGCCCTTCAAGTTCGAGTGTTCGGTCCGCGAGGAGCAGGAAGGCGGCAGCGCCGGCAAGGCAGTCGTCACGACGCGTGCCAGGGACCTCGCCGGGTACGACTACAGCGCGATGCCCGCGACGGGCGACAAGGAAGTCCGGGCTCGTCAGTTCCGCTCCCAGGCCGAGGCTGGTAACGTAGCGATCGTCAGGGGAGAGTGGAACGAGGCTTTCCTGTCCGAGCTGGAGTCCTTTCCTAACGGCCGATACAAGGACCAGGTAGACGCGACGGCGCACGCCTTCAACGACTTGATCACCGGACCGGTCGAGGTCCGGCTCCTCGAAGTGGAGTGGGGATGATCGGCTGGTTTTGCTACGGGCTTTACAGCTCTCGTGAGCCAAGGGAATATCGTTACGTCGGAAAGACAGGCAATTTCAACCGGCCCCGCGGGCACCTGAAAGAAGCGGGATCTGGGCATGCGTGCTACAAATGCAATTGGATACGCCAAGAACAGCGCGAGGGATTCGTGATTGAGTGGGTTCCCCTGACATGGTACGACACTGAGCCGCAGGTATTTGCTGCTGAGCGTCGTTTCATTGCCGCGTGGAAGGCGCAACTTACGAATGCGACCGATGGCGGAGAGGGTACAGCTTGTTCCGAGGAAAAGAAATCGAAGATACGCGGGAGCATTAGTGCAGAAACTCGTGCTAGGTTCTCCCTACTCTACAAGGGAAAGAAGCGTCCGGCATACATCGGGCAGAGAGTCAGAGAAGCCTTAACGGGCACTCATTTTTCAGAAAAGCGCCGGCTCGCGCACCGAGAGGCGCTCGCAAACCCGGAGACACGTCTGAAAATGTCCTTGGCCCATCGAGGATCCCGGCGTCCCATGTCAGAAGAGTGTAAGAAAAAGATTGGGGCCGCGAACCGAGGCCAGGTCCGAACCATCGCTCAGCGACTCGCGCACAGCATGCGCTTGCGTGGCCGAGCACTCTCCCCACAGCACCGCGCCAAAATCGCTGCCGGAATGGCTCGGCACTTCGCGGCTAAACCGTGAGGGTCTCCATCATCGGCCAGGCATCGACCGCGAACGAGAACATCAACGGGACGGTCTACCTCTGCGCCATCCTGAAGTACTGCGCCTTCCTGAACATCTCGGTTCTGTTCGACCCCGTCGGGGACTCCAACGCCGCGCTCTACGCCCAGTACTACGGGATCCCGATCGTGCGGAGTGGGGACACGTCCGAGATCCTTATCCGCTCGTTCCTCACTCCTACTCACTTTCCACAGAAGCCCGTCAACACGTACGTGGTCGACGTGGTCTTCAAGGAGTTGGATAGCCCAGTCGGAGGGAACGCTCCCAACTGGGTGCTGTCCTTCACGGCCCCGTCGTCCTTGTTTCCGTCGGGCCCTAACCGCACGCTAGGCGTTCGTCCGGCGATGCCTCCCGAGTTCATCACCACTCCTCGCGCGATGGTGGACAAGCAGGCCGTCATCTTCTTGGGGACGGACCCGAACAACCGTCTCGCCGGGATAGTCGCCGCGACTAACGGCGGCGGGTTCACTGCCGTCTCCGTCAAGCTGCCCATCACGACGAACTTCTGGGACATCGTCAAGACAGCTCAGGTGCTAGTCGCGAGCGAGGGCGCGCCGCAGTACACCGGCATGGCGCTCGGCATCCCTACGATCGTCGTCGCGAACGACGCGACGGAGGACGCGCACGTCCTGAGTGAGATCCCGTTAGGTCAACTAGGGTGGGAGTACCTCGGGACGCTCGCGGCGAACAACGACGCCGCGGTCAGCAGCGCCGCTAAGACCCTGATGGCCACGACCGACACGATCAAGATCAAGCGCATCGCGATGTCCGCGCACGCCATTCACTCGGAGATCAACGACGGCGTCCGCTTCGTCGCGGAGTGGCTAGCAGGCTTCCTGATCGGGACAGACGCGTCTCGCACCCTAGACTTCAACTACAGAGTGTGGCCGGACACGGCGCCTCACCCCGCTTTGCTGAACCCGTAAAAGGAGCCATATGGTCGCTTTCAAGAAATTCCGGGAGTTCTTCGACGGACGTAAGACCGCGATCGGCGTCATCCTCGTGGCCGCCCCGGTAGCCCTGGAGCAGGGCCGGCAGTTCCTCGTGGCACTCGGGGTCGATCCGACGAAGGCCGCGACGTGGTTCGGTACGGCGCTCCTCGCCGTGGGCCTCGCACACAAGGCGTACAAGGCCGTCGTCCTCATCGAGGGCGCTACGACTACCGTCACGGTGACGACGACTCCCGCTCCCGTTCCCGCCGCGGCCCCGCCAGCGCCTCCCACGGTCACGGTGACTACTACGCCCACGCCTCCGTCGGCTGAGCCCTCGGTCACCGTGACCGCGAGCCCCGTATGACGTCACGTAAGGCCGCGTTCGAAGCCGGTATGCTAGACCCAGCGTACACGTCCAAGCTGACCCGCCAAGTCCGTCGCGAGTTCCTCCGTCGCACCGGCGAGGAGCTGGTCAAGGTCTGCTCCAAGTGCGGGCTGCCGACGATTGCGGCGAGCGCCGGTCCGAGATACTTCGCTTTCAGGTGGTGGCGCCGCGCTAAGGGGCCTCTACGCCGAGTCGCCTTCCTCTGCCTCGTTCGCGGACACGCCTGGAGATACATCTGATGCCTGTCGATAGCCCGTCCCGTCAGTACACCGCGAACCAGAGTGTCTGGCAGCGGTGCCGCGACTGCTTTCAGGGAAGCGACGCCGTCAAGGCACAGAAGAGTCTGTACCTCCCGCCGCTCGGGAGTCATATCCGGAAACCAGAGAAGTACCTGGAATACGTGACGCGTGCGATGTTCTTCAACGCGACGCGACGCACGATCCAGGGACTAGCCGGCGCGATCTTCCAGAAGGCGCCGGTCGCTACGGTTCCGGAGGGCTTCGACGAGTTCCTGAAGGACGTGACGCTGACTGGCGTTCCTGCGGACGTGTTCATGTTCAACGTCTCGCGCGAGGTGCTCACGACCGGACGTTACGCGGTGCTCGTGGATATCACGCCCGAGGGCCGCCCCTACTGGTGTGGCTACCGGGCGGAGGACGTGGTATCCTGGTACGAGGCGGTCAAGGCGGGCGACAGGTACCTCGCGCAGGTCGTAGTCCGGACGCGCACGGAGACGCCAGTGGACGGAGACCCGTTCAAGTTCGAGCTGGTCGAGGCGTACCGCGTCCTGTCTGTCGTCGATGGAAAGTACCAGGCGCAGACGTGGACGAAGGAAGGCAAGGCGTGGGTCGCGGGAGACGCTGTCTACGCCACACGTCGAGGCGAGGCGCTGACCCAGATCCCTATCGTGTTCTTCGGACCGACCGCCATCACGCCGGACGTCGAGCCGCCGCCGATGCTCGACCTCGTGGACGTGAACCTCTCCCACTACCGCACGATGGCCGACCTCGAACACGGTCGGCACCTCGTCGCGCTTCCCACGCCCTGGATCGCCGGGACACTCGGTAAGGGTGGTACCCTGGAGATCGGCTCGGGCGTCGCGTGGCAGATCGAGAAGGGCGGTCAGGTCGGGATGTGCGAGTTCACCGGCGCCGGCCTCGCGTCCCTAGTCACCGCGGAGCAGGACAAGCGCAAGATGATGGCCGTCCTCGGTGCCACGCTCCTCGAAGAGCAGCCGCGGACGGTAGAGACCCTCGGCGGGATGAGCATGCGCCACGCCGGAGAGCAGGCGTCGCTCCGGTCCGTGACCCAGGTCCTGGAAGAGGGCGCGACTCAGCTCACGCAGTGGAGCGTCTACTGGGCGGGCAGCGACGCGCCGGAAGAGGAGGTCAAGTACGAGTTGAACAAAGACTTCTTCCAGACGAAGATGACGTCCGAGGAGTTCAAGGCTCAGGTCCTCGCGCTCCAGGCCGGGACTATCAGTTACGCGACGTTCTACGCGAACGTGGCTGCGGGCGGACATACGCGTCCAGGAGTTACGGCGGAGGAGGAGCAGGAGCAGATCGCGATGGAAGCTCCTATGCCTTCCGAGACCTCGCCTGAGGTGCTCGACGCGGGGCCAGGGATTCAGCCGGGCGACGTTGTAGCGGCCGACGAAGGCCCCTACAAGATCGTCAAGCGTGCCGGGAAGTTCCTCGTCATAAAGGCCGATGACGGCAAGGTCCTCGGTACGCACCCGACGCGGGAGGCCGCTAACAAGCAGCTCGCGGCGCTCCACGCCAACGTCAAGGAAGACTATTGAGCGCTCTCCGGGCCCGCGCGAGGCAGGACTGGCGTGCGGCCCACGCAGCGGCCGATGCCTTCGAGCCTCGCCTCGCCCGGGCGATCCGCGTCGCGGTTGTTCGGATGCGGGAGCGGTGCTCGATCGCGGACCTCGCGGCGGCCTTGGCGGATAAGGACGTTCGCCGAGCGCTCGCGGTGATGACCCGCACAGCGCCGGAGGATGCGTTTCACCCCGCGGGCGACATCGTGCGCGACGCAGTCGTCAGGGGCGGCAAGATGGCATATGATCTTCTAGTACCGTCGGAACGGTTCTCGTGGGATCCTAGTCACATGGAGATGCAGGGGCCAGGGAATGACCGGTTCTCATGGGATCCGAGTCACATGGAGGCCGCGTGACGGATCAGCCGAGAGAGCCCGCAGGGAGTCCTGAGGGCGGTCAGTGGACCTCTAGCACCGGTCACGGCAGCGCCCAGTTCAGAGGTCCGCTTGAGAAACACGGCACTGGGAAACGTGAGGAGAAGAGACTCGCTAGTATCTTGCGTCACATCCACGAACGTCCAGAAGAGGCTAAACTCGAGTTCAGCCCTCAGCAGGCCGCGTTTCACGCTGCCTTATCCCAGGCCGAGCTCGACGCGGTCGTCACTCGATACGAGAACGTTAACGGGCAGCACACCGAAGTAAGTAAAGGTTATACCGGTTCCATAGGTACGTCCGTAATGATGAACCAGCTCCTCCACGGTGAACTTACTCCGGAAGTTATTGCTAGGCATCCCGACCCGCGACGCAGGGCCGAGATAACAGCTCAGGTGCCCCAGCTCCACGAGGCCGCGCGTCATATGATCTCCGCTATTGATAAGGCAGACCGCGCCGGTGTTCTCGCGCACCAGCCTGCTCTTTATCGGGGGGTTCGCGCCACGGCTACCGAGCTGTCTCATCTAGTCCCCGGCGCGGAGTTTACGGACAAGGCCTTCGTCAGTACCTCCCTTCACATGACTCACGCTCATACCTTCACCTCTAAGGAAGACAAGGCTCTGTTCAAGATCACGACGAACCACGGCGGGATGTTCATCAGCACTAGGATGAGCAATCTAGGCGAGGCGGAGGTTCTTCTACGTCCTAATCTCAAGTTCCGGGTGACACACCGCGAGAAGAATCCCGTCGTCAACGGGAAGAAGTACAGGGGAACCGTTATCCATCTCACGGTAGTCAAGTGAAGCTCTGCAACTGGCCGGCCTGCGTCGATACGTCCTGCCCTCACTGCCCTGCGTGCGGACGCCTGACTTATTCCTGGTTCATAGACGAGTCCGGCCGGCGCTGCTCTACCTGCGCCCTGAAGTCAATTCGTGAAGCCTAAGCTCCCGCTCGGGTTTCGGTTCGACGGACGGAACCCCGCCGCTCAGAAACGCGCGCAGCGGGCCGCGGCCGACATGATCACAGGTATCTCTAACGAGACCCGCAAGGGAATCAAGTCCGTGATAGTACGGTCTATCCGCGAGGGCGTAGCGCCGTACGACGCGGCGCGAGAGATCCGGAGCCTGATCGGACTGACGGAGCAAGCCGCGCAGGGCGCCATGAACTACCGCGACCAACTGTCGGAGTCGGGACTGAGCGCGAAGGGCGTGGACCGAGCCATGGAGAAGTACGTGGACGGGGCCGTGGCGGCTAGAGCGGACACGATCGCGCGCACCGAGATCATGGGCGCTCTCAACGAGGGTGCTCTGGAGGCTTTCGACCAGGCTCAGGAGGAAGGGCTGCTCACGGGGTCCGCTACCAAGACCTGGATCGCGACGCCGGATGAGCTGACGTGTCCTATATGCGAGCCGCTGGATGGGGAGACCGTGCCCCTCGACGAGGAGTTCTCATCCGGGGACGACTCGCCTCCCGCCCACCCCAACTGTAGGTGCAGCATCGCGGCCAACGCTGAATAGCCTAAGATAGTAGGAGAGACCTTGGCGTGACGCTACAGGTCTAAACCGCTCGGCGTGACGCTGGGCAGAGGCAACATGGCCCTGAAGAAGACGGTCGCGGACATCGAGTCGGTTCCCGAGGCGTTTCGCTCGGAGTACGAGCAGGTCGGTGACGTGTACAAGCTGAAGCTGGACGACGCGGACGACTCGTCCGGTCTCAAGAGCGCGCTCGACAAGGAGCGCAAGGCCCGCGCCGACGCGGAGCGCAAGCACAAGGATCTGGTGAAGCAGTTCGAGGGCATCGACCCCGAGAAGGCTCGGACCGCCGCGGCTCAGCTCCAGGAGCTGAACGACAAGAAGCTGCTGGCAGACGGCGATATCGAGGCGCTGCTCCGGAGTCGTACCGAGCGTATGGCCGCGGACCACGCCGCGCAGGTCCAGGCCGCGCAGGCCCGGATCCAGGATCTGGAGACCCGGCACAACGCGTCGGAGACCCGCCTCGGCGAGGTCCTCATCGACGGGACGATCAAGGACGTGGCCGGCAAGGCCGGCGTTCGCAAGACCCTGTCCCAGGCCCTGGTGCGCATCGCACGCGCGGGCGACGTGGACGGGATTCGCTGGGACATCCGGGACGGTCAGCCCACGCCCCTCGTGGGCGAGAGCGTCAAGTACGGGAAAGATCCGACCAAGCCGATGTCCGTCGAGGAGTACGTCGACGTGGTTAGGCAGAAGATGCCGGATCTGTTCGAGCCGTCCACAGGGACGGGAACCGTGCCGGGCGCCAGCGGCGCTCAGAGCCGCAGTTCCTTCGTCCTCACCCGCGAGCAGGCGCGAGACCAGAAGGTCTACGTGGCCACCCGCGAGGCCGCAGCGAAGGCCGGGCAGTCCGTTCAGATCACGGACTAACGTTTCCGCCGTACCTCGACGTACGGTCTCCGCGTGACGCGGGGACATACAGGCCGCGATGGCTCGCCCGAGGAAGACAAGTAACTCAGGTCTTTACTCGGGCGCCTCCTATTTAAGGGGCCGCCCTTAACTAGGAGTCAGCTAACCGTGTCCAACACCCTCTCCGCGTACAACCCCATCTTCTACGCGACCGAAGCTCTGATCGCGCTGGAGAAGGCGCTCGGCATGGCGGGTCGTGTCTACCGCCGCCTCGACGCCGACAAGGGTCGCCAGCCCGGCGACACCATCACCATCCGTCGGCCCGCGGTCTTCACCGCCGTCGACGCCCCGACGTCCGCCGCGAACCTCGTGGCCGACTCGGTCAACGTGACCCTCAACAAGTGGAAGGAAGTCAAGTTCGGACTGACGGACGCCGAGCTGACCTACGCCGGGGACCGCATCGTCTCCGAGCACATCCGACCCGCGGCCTACGCCTTGGCCGATGCGATCGACCAGAGCCTCTGCGCTCTCTACAAGGACGTGCCCTGGTACAGCACCTGGACCTCGACGGCGACGGTGGCCGACGTCCTGACGGCCCGTCAGCGTCTGTTCGATAACCACGTCCCGATGAACGACCTCCACTTCATGATCGACGGCAAGCGCGAGGCTGAACTGCTCGCTCTCTCCGCTTTCTCGCAGTGGCAGGGTGACGGCGCCGCGGGCGTCAGCACTCAGATGACCGGCTCACTCGGCGTGAAGTACGGCCTGGAGATCTTCGCGAACCAGAACGTGGCTCGTGCGGACTCCGCGACGATCGCGGACCTTGCCGGCGCCATCAACCAGGGCACGACCCCGACCGGCTACGCGGCCGGCAGCACCTCCATCGCGATTGACGGCGTCACGTCCGGCGCTGCATTCGAAGCTGGGGACATCGTCGTCATCACCGGTCACACTCAGCAGTACGTGTTGACGGCAGACGTGACCTTCACGACCGGCGCCGGCACCTTGACGATCTTCCCCGGCCTGGAAGCGTTCACGGAAGACAACACCGTGGTGACCGTCGTCCTGTCCGGCGGATCGGGCGCGACGAAGTCGCAGTCCTTGGCCTTCAACCGGAACGCCTTCGCGCTCGCGATGGCTCCTCTCTCCGAGATGGGTAACGGCCGCGGCGCCGAGATCTTCACTGCTACGGACCCCGTCACGGGTCTCGCGGTCCGCGCTCGTCTGTTCTACGACGGTACGAACTCGAAGCTGTTCGTCAGCCTCGACGCTCTCTGGGGTGTCAAGACCCTGAACCCGAACCTGGCTACCCGCGTGTTCGGCACTCCGTAACCCTCCGACGGGGGCTGTCCTTACGAGGCCCCCGTCACCCCTCCTTAACTATGGCCATCAACCCAGCGATGTACGTCCAGCACGGCAACCGAAAGCCGTACTACATCAAGATTCACTGCTCGCAGGGCGGGTTTCTTCTTCTGGACCGCAAGGACTTCCGCGCCGGTGTTCATACGCTGTACGACGAGACGAAGGAACCTACGTACCCTCAGGTGCCGCGCCTGTGGCCCGGCGAGACGTTCGTGATACTCGGGGACGGCCCGAGCCTGACCGCGGAGGACGTGGAACTCGTCCGAGGCCAGGCCCGCGTCATCGCCGTGAACTACTCGATACGCAAGGCGCCGTGGGCGGACGCTTACTGCTCCTGGCATACGTTCGAGTCCAACGTGACTGTGGGTTTCGACCTCGGGACCTGGCAGGGCCGGGTCTTCACGGTTCAGCGCAAGTCGAAGGGGACTCCGGAGAACCAGTTCGGCGTGCCGCAGAAGGACACTAAGCTGCCGGACAACTGGATGCTGCTCCGGGCGCTGGGTCGTGACGGCCTGTCCCTCGACCGGACGGGTATCCATCACGGGTTCAGCTCGGGTCACACCGCGATCAACCTCGCGGTACACCTCGGGGCCAAGCGCATCGTACTCCTCGGATTCGACTGCTGCGACGCGCCGGACGGGACGTTCAACTGGGCGAAGCGCAAGGACGACCCTTCGAAGCCGACGTACCGATATGACCTCTGGAAACAGAGCTTCCAGACTCTCGTCGAACCGCTCGAGCGCCTCGGCGTCGAGATCGTGAACGCGACTCGCTGGACCGCGCTGGAGTGTTTCCCGCGCGCCGTCCTGGAACAGGTGACCTGGTAAATGCCGACCCTGATCGAGACTCCCGGCGGCGCGACGTCGAACACGTACTCCACGCTCGCGGAGGCGGACGCGTACTTCGAGTCCCGACTCCATACGGATACGTGGGACGCTGCAGTCGACGCAGACAAGGAGCGCGGGCTATTGATGGCGGCGCGGCTCCTCGACGCCAACTGGATCTGGAACGGCCGGCGCACGAACGATACGCAACGGATGGAGTGGCCGCGGACCGGAGTCCTCAAGGAAGCCGGCACGGGTAGCTGGGACTGGAACTTCGGATTCTTCCGTTTCCTCGACGAGAACGAGATCCCGCGTCAGCTCAAAGAGGCGCAGGCGGAGTTCGCGGCGCTCCTCCTGGCGTCAGACACGACTGCAAACATAGACCAGTCGGTCCAAGGCATCACCTCGCTGCGTGCCGGGTCGGTCAGCCTGAGCTTCAAGGAGTCTATCCAGACGAGCAACCCCGTGCCGGACAGCGTCTTCTACCTCATCCCTTACTTCTGGGGCGAGCTGCGCTACAACGGTACGGGCGTACGTACCCTGGAGCGCGCGTGACGGTCAAGGAGATGGCTCCGCGCCTGTGGCCAGGGGCGACCTTCGTCATCGCGGCGACAGGCCCGAGCTTCCGGGTCGAGGACGCGGACCGCGCGTGCCGCAGCGAGGTTCGTCCGAGGTTCATCGCGATCAACGAGGCCGCGCTCGCGCTGCCGGCCGCGGACGTCGCGTATGCCTACCACGTGGAGTTCTGGGACAAACACGACGGGCTTCCGGACTTCGCAGGCATCAAGTTCTCCGCTGACCCGAAGGTGGCCAAGCGGTACCCGGACGTCCGGGTGCTGGAGTTCACGGGGGAGAGCGGATTCGAGCCGGAGCCGAGCGGCCTGCGTCACGGCCGCAACTCCGGACACGCAGCGATCAACCTCGCGGTTCACCTCGGAGCCAAGCGCATCGTCCTCCTCGGCTACGACATGAAGAAGGACGGCGAGCGGATCCATTACTACCCCGACGCGCCGAAGGCCAAGCGCGACCAGCACATCTTCGACCAGTGGCTCAGGCACCTCGCGTCTCTCGAGCAGCCCCTCGCCCAGCGGGGCATCCAGGTGATCAACTGCTCGCGGGAGACCGCGCTCACGACTTTCCCTCGTCAGACTATCGAGGAGGTGTTCCCTTGAGCCTCGCGGACGTGATCCGGAAGGGAGTAGCGGTCATCGACGCCGTTACCACACCGCTTCAGCTCACGGTCGCGCACCGCGTGCGGACCGGAGACGGGTCTCAGGGCCCTTCGTACAGTACCGCCGTGAACCGCAAGGCCATCGTCGACTACGCACCGAAGCTCGTCCGGATGAAGGACGGGCAGGAGATCGCGCCTAAGGCATCGGTCATCTTCCCGCGCAGCGTGGTTATCGCGCCGGGCGACGAGATCACGCTCCCGAACGGGACGATCGGTGAGGTGCTCGACGTTCCCGGCGTAGCGGACCCCGCGACTACGCGTCCGTACGCGTCGGAGGTGTTCGTTGGCTGATTTTTCCTTCACCGACACGGGCATCGCCGCGAAGCTCCTGGCCGCGAGTATCAATACGCCCAAGGAGTGCGCCCGCGCCGTCTACGCCGAGGCGTTGGTCGAGGCCAAGGAGTCTATGCGAAGGACACCGGTGCTCACGGGCGCCGCCCGAGCATCCCACGAGGTCGTGCTGAACGCCGAGGAGCAGTCGGCGTCTATCGTGGTAGGCGGACCCGGGCTGGAGTACGTGATCCCACTCCACGAGAACCTGGAGGCGGATCACCCTAACGGACAGGCGAAGTTCCTGGAGTCGACGATCAACGAGTCGAAGCCGTTCATGGCCGCACGTCTCGCGGCTCGCCTCGACCTCACGAAGGTAGTCAGCTGATGCTGCTCACGGAACTCCAGACGCGGATCGCTACGGCGCTGAGCTTCACGCCCGAGGTCCAGGTGTTCCGGCGCTTCATGCCCGAGAGCCCTGACGTCTGCGTGACGATCTACGCGAGCGGCGGTTCCGCAGGTACCAGAGCTTTCGGGGACGACGTACTCCAGTACGAGAACCCTTCGGTCCAGGTCGTGGCGCGCGGCGCGAAGTACGACGGCGACGGGCCTGAGGCGATGGTACAGGCGATCATCGAGGACTTCATCTCCGTGGGTGACGAGGACCTGTCGAGTACTCGGTATCTCCTGGTCGATCACATCAACGGACCGTTCACCCTGCGTCGGGACGACCTGAACAGGGTCTACATCGCCGCGAACTTCCGCGTCATGAAGGAGCCGTCGTGAGCGCGCTGCTCGGAGCGGACGGACGTCCTCTGCGCCGGATCGAGACGGCGAAGAACTCGACGCGCTGCGAGGGTTGTGGCGGAACGAACATCACCAACGAGGCCGGCTTCGGCGGGCACGTTACCAGGGTTTGTCTCACGTGCGGCGCGGACCAAGTTCGCTGCTGCGAGGTATCAGAGTAATGGCGCAACACAAGCCGGGACACGCGTTCCTCGTCGTGGGAGGCCGCGACCTCAGCTCCGACACGTTCTCCCTGGAGGAGACGGTCGAGTACGCGCAGACGGACCTGATGGGACTTCACGAGACGTGGGAGGCCCGCGCTCCGGTCGGCGTCGCTAAGACCACGCTCGCGGCCGGCGGCGGGTACTACGACTCGGCCACAGACCGGATCGTCGACGCGCTCCAGGAACAGGGTGAGACGCAGCAGCTCGTCAGCTTCGGGTTCGCGGACGACGTGGTAGGTGCCGGAGTGACGATGCTCGACGGCGCACTCGCGGTGAAGTGGAAGCGGATGGCGTCGCGCGAGGACCTGACCAAGGCCAACGGCGAGTACGTGGTCTCGGGCACGAACTACCGTGGGCGGATCCTTCACGGGCTAACCGCGGAGACCGCGGCAGGTAACACGGAAGCCACGCCGATCGACACCTACGCTGACGTCCTGCTCCCGAGCGTTCAGATACTCACGTCCGACGGCGGGTCACCCGTCACCGTGACGACCGCTGTACCGCACGGCCTGATCACCGGCGACGTCGTGGTGATCTCCGGTCACGAGGACGGAACTACGCCTCCGACGAGCCCGCTCAACGCGGAGTTCACGGTGACGGTCACCAGTACGACGACGTTCACGGTCTCGGTCGTGGCGACGCCCGGCACGGGCGGAGTGCTCAAGAAGGTCACGTCCTCCGGCGCGATCGTGGACATGCACGTCCCGGCCATCTCGCTCGGCGGCTACACGAACCTCGCCGTGCTCGTCAGGACGAAGGCGACGGGCGGAGCGTACTCGACGGTAGGGACGTTCGCCACGGTGACCACGGTCGGGGCACAGCGCATCACGATCTCCTCGGCGACGCAGGTCAAGCGATACGTCGCGATCTCCTGGACGCTGACGGGCTCGGGATCGGGTCCCAGCTTCGTGCCCTATGTCGCTATCTCCAAGTGACCGGACGGAAGCGGCACGTAGTCGTATCCGGGAAGTGGAGCGGTTCGCGTACAGGATCGTGAGTGAGTCCGAGGACAACGCGACGGAAGCGGCGCGTACGATACTTCGCCTAGCCATCGGGCTCAGGCGCAAACTAGACCAGTGGCAAGACGTCGCCACGCAAGAGGAGAAGTAGATGGCCAAGAGCAAGCCGAGCGATATCGTCATCGAGTACAGCGACGGGCAGACCACGCCTTCGCTCGTCGACATCACGTCCTTCATCATGACGATCAACGACGTGGAAGTCGAGACCCTCCAGGAGCAGTCGAACTCGCTCGGCACGAGCTGGGAGGAGCACCTCCCGATCGGCGTCGGCAAGGTCGGCCCGATCGAGCTGGGCGGGTTCTTCGACGACGTGAACGACGGACCAGACGAGTTGTTCTCGCGTCCCAGCGGACCCGAGGACCCGGACACGGACAGCCGTGAGCTGAAGATCACCTGGCGCGGGACCAAGACCACGAGCGTTCAGACGTATCTTCAGAGCTACACGCGCAGCGCGGACCGCGCGGGGCTCACAAAGTTTAAGGTGAAGCTCACCCCGACGGGCGCCGTTACCGAGGCCTGATGATCTACGCGCTCGTGCATCCGGATACGCTTGAGATACGCTACGTCGGAAAAACCGGCGTGGGTGTTTCCGAGCGTTTTCGGGAGCACCGTAAGAACGCTCGTCGGGGAGCGCAGAATCCTGTCTACCGTTGGTGGCGTAAGTGTGAGTCGGAGCCGGTTGCGATTAGCTTGGGCGCCGGTGATTCGGTGGAAGAGATTCAATGGATAGCAGATCTCCGCCAACAGGGAGCGCGTCTTCTTAACTGTACGGACGGCGGCGACGGCTGTAGGGTCACTCCCGAAACAAAAGCAAAACAAAGTGACTCAGCTCGTACATCCTGGAAGGTCGTTAGGGCGAACAAACGACACGGCACGAAACACTCCCCTGAAGCGCGTTTGAAAATGTCAATCGCGACAAAGGGCAAGCCGCGGAGCATCGGGGCGTGTCTGTACTCCGGAGCATCGCGCAAAGACATCAGAAAAAATGCGCGTCGCGCGTGCCAGTAAATTCTGGGCATCTAGAGGACCGAACAAACGGATTAGTTAACTCGCGGCGGGCGCCTCGCGCTCTGCGCCTTCGCGCCGCCGCCTAGTGGGAGAAACGAATGAGTATCTTCGCGTCGGAAGTTCGACAGGACGTCGTCATCGACGACATCACGGTCACGATTCGTCAGCTCGCGGGCAAGAGCCTGCGCAAGGCGTCTGAGGCCAAGCAGATCGCGCTCGGTGCCACGGTCCGGAGCTTCGGCCCGGACCTGATGGCCTCGATCCGGGAGAAGCAGGCGGACCAGAGTCCCGAGGCCAAGGCCGAGGCGCGGTACGCCGGGTACGACTACGAAGTCGTCCTGACAGCCGGCATCGTGCGGTGGAATGACCCGCGCCCGCTCATCGAGGGTATCGCGGACCTTCCGCAGCGTCACGAGGAGACCCTGTTCAAGGCGATCCTCGACCTCTCCCTGCCCGCGATCGACGCGCAGGACGTCGAAAAAAACGCCTAAGGGCGCTCCATCAACTTCTCGATGATGAGGTGCCCGATGACTACGACGTGTACAGGCTCTGGGCGATCACGGTCGCCGCGGAGCACTGGCACGTCCTGCCTTCCGTCGCAGCCAGGGATCTCGACGACGACCCGCAGCAACTTGCCCTGGTCTGCCGGACGCTGAGTATATACGCGCAAGCTAAGGCCGCGTTCGACACCGCGACGGACGACTCGCAGTTGGAGGCGTGGAAGTCCTCGGAGCTGATGACTCAGGTCCAGGCTAACGCGTTCGCGTTCCACAAGGAACGCACGGCACGACGGAAGAAGGAGAGGGCGACGCGTGGCTGATGTGAACGTCGGGACCATCGAGGCGGTCATCAAGCTTCGAGACGACATGTCTATCGCCCTGGTGGAGGTGACTAAGGCTCTCGGCGCGGTCACGGCTGCGCTGAAGCAGGCGCAGGACGCTACCGAGAAGCACTCGAACGCGAACGCGAAGGGCGCTAAAGAGAGTGAGGGAACTATCGGTTCCCTGGTCAAGATGGCTGCCGCGTACATCACGGTCCGCGGCGCTATCGACTTCGTGACGTCCTCTCTCCGCGCTCAGGGAGAATCCGAAGCCGCGGTCAACAAGCTCAACCTCGCCCTGGCTAATCAGGGCACCTTCACCGCGGCCACGAGCAAGAGCCTCATCGACTACTCCGCCGCGATGCAGGACGTCTCGACTCAGAACGACGAGGCGATTCTCGGGTCTGAGGCGATGTTCACGCAGTTCGGTCTCGGAGAGGCCGCGACGAAGCGATCGACTCAGGCGGCCCTAGACCTCGCGGCCGGTCTCGGTGTCTCCTTGGAGCAGGCAACCCGAACTATCACGATGGCCCATGGCGGCCATACTGGCGCGCTGTCCAAGCTCGGGTTCTCGTTCGAAGAGGGGATGACCAAGGGTCAGAAGTTCGAGGCCGCGCTCGCGCAGATCGAGCAGAGGATGGGCGGCCAGGCGCTCGCCGCGACGAAGACGTATCAGGGCGGCGTGGCTCAGCTCGGGAACGCGTGGGACGACGCCAAGGAGCAGTTCGGCAAGTTCCTTGGCGCTTTGTCCGGCGGACAGAAGCCCTTCGAGGATCTGATCGGCTGGGCGAAGGCCGCGGGAGACTTCTTCGGGAAGACTCTTCCCATAGTGTGGTCGGAGGCTAAGGCTCAGTACTTGGAGTTCATCGCGGCGATCGCTGAAGGAAACGCCAAGATCACCGGCGCCTTCGCGTCCATGTTCGAGACGATGGGCAAGGCGCTGTCGCACATCCCGTTGATGTCCGAGGAGTCCAAGGTCTTCTTGGACATAGGCAAGTCAATTCGAGGCGCGGCCGATCAAGAGGAGCAATTCGCGGTCCAGATGCGAAGCGGTGCCGCCGCCGCGAGGAAGTGGGGCGAGGAAGTCGCCGCGTCGTCCGGACATATTCAAGACGTCCGCAAGGGCCTGCACGGCGCTGGACCGGAACTCGACGAGATGTCGGAGGCCGCGAAGAAGGCCGCCGAGTCCCAGAAGAAGCTCGCCGAAGCTATCGCGGAGGTGGTTCAGAAGAACCGGGACCGCATGCAGCTCGAAGGGATCAAGCGTAACGAGGACACGGATAAGGGTATGGCCGAGACTTTCAAGAACAACACGAAGATGCTCGTCGACGGACTGGAGGAAGAGGGCCGACTCTGGGAGGAGAACCAGAAGAAGATCAAGGCGATGTGGGAAGAGACGGACCGAGCGGCGGAAGCAGCCGCGCGGCTAGAACGCGCATACGCGCAGTCCGGACGTCAAGTCCAAGGGATCTTCGCGGGACTCGGGCAGTCTATTGGCGGGTCGTTCGGCTCCGCGGTGAGCGTCGCGGGCTCTGCCCTTGGCGGGATGATCACGAAGAATACGGCAGGACTCGGGAAGTTTGCGGAGGATCACAAGAAAGCTTTCCAAGGCGTCGGAGCGGCTATCAATGGCGCCTCCGCCGCGTGGGCCGCGGGCAGTCAGGCCGCGTCGAAGGGCGCGGGAGCTATGGCCGGCGCCGCCGCGGGCGCGAAGGCCGGCATGGCACTCGGGCCGTGGGGTGCCGCGATCGGCGCCGTCGTCGGCGGGGTCATCGGTTTCCTCGGCGCCGCTGCGCGCCTCCGTCGCGAACTCCAGGCCGCGAAGGACGACATCACGATGAACGCCGTCGGGATGGACAAGCTCCGCGAGGCCGCGGTGAAGGCCGGCGTCTCCCTGGAAGAGTTCATGAAGTCCGGCAAGGGCTTCGAGATGCTCAAGGTCAAGGCCACGGAGTTCGGCATCTCCCTCGACAAGCTCAACAACGCGAAGAACCTCAAGGACATCAAGGCGGCGCAGGACGAGATCAACCGCAGCTTCGCGATGTGGAAGACGCTCACGGACGCCAACGGCGGGTCGCTGGAGACCCTGAAGAAGAAGGCCGCGGAAGCGGGCATCAGCCTCCAGGCGGCTCTCACCGCCAAGGGCGCGGATCAACTCGCCCTGGCGCTCGACGTCGTGAAGAAGAAGCTCGGTGACTGGGACCAGGCGCACGAGAAGCTGAACGCTGCGGTGGAAAAGTACAAGTTCACCATCGAGGAACTCGGGCCGAAGTTCGCGCAGCAGAAGCTAGACGAGCAGTTCGGCACGCTCTTCGAAGACTACCAGCTCCTCTCCGCAGCCGGCGTGAGTCACGTCGCGATCATCGAGCGGATGGGGCCGGTGCTGAACGAGTACGTCAACAACGCCGTCGCCGCCGGCGGCACGATACCCGAAGCGATGCGTCCAGTTCTCGAGGAGATGATCAAGAACGGACAGCTGCTCGACGCGAACGGCCACGCCTACCGCTCCGTCGAGGAAGCCGGCATCCAGTACGCGATGACGACGTCTGAGGCGATGGCGCTCCTCATCGACAAGATCACGACCCTGGTCAATGCGCTCCTCGGTATCCCGACCGACGTCAACACGAACGTCAACACGAACTACACGTCTTCCGGCGAGACCAACCCGGGCAGCGCGAGCGGCGGCGGGTTCCGCGGCGGAGACGAGCCCGGGTTCGCGTCCGGCTCCGCGGGGTTCCGTGACTTCGGCGCCGGCACCAGGGTCATGCTCCACGGCCGGGAGGCTGTCGTCCGCCAGGGGGACTCGATGCCGGGTGGCGGAGGTAACTCCGGGAACCTCGGCGCCGAACTCCGGGGCCTACGCGCCGAGCTGAAGAACCTCTCCCGTACGCTCCCGCGCGCGGTACGGGACGGCGTTCTCCTGGCCGGGTAATGGCAGTCACGCCCTTCCAGCCGATCGTCGAGGCGCTCCTCCCGATCGATCCCTCGACTCTGAGTCCCACGGCGTGGTACCGCTCCGACTCCCTGGAGGCGCTAGCGGACGGCGCGCTACTCGCTCAGTGGGACGACGAGTCGGGTAACGGCCGACATCTCACGGCGCCTTCCGCCGGCGTCAAGCCGTCCGTCGCCAAGGGCATCCTCGGCAAGCGGTCCGCGGTCCGCTTCGACGGCGCGGCCAACCCGATGTACTTCACGACGGTCGGACCGCCCGCGTTCACGCTCGGGGACCTGATCACGGCCTCCGCCGGGACGGTCATCGCGGTGACGCGAGGCGATTCGGACGCCGTGGCCGGGAGCAGGATCTTCCACGCCGGCACCCTAGCGGACCTGGCCAACGGGCAGTCCGTCCGCCTGGTCTACACCGGCGTTACGAACCTCCGCGCGGCGAACCGCAGCGGCTCGGCGCAGCAGATCATCGGGACACTGACTCCCGTCTCCGTGGACAACTGGTTCATCACGCAGTGGCGCCACGGGAGCAGCCTCCAGTACATGGCGGCCGACGACCTCGACGACGACGGGATGAACTCCATCTCCAGCGGCGACACGGACTCCGCGGTCCTCGGATGGAGAGTGGGGGTCGGCGCCGTCGCGGACGGGACGTCGCTCCTCAAGGGCCACATCGCCGAGCTGATCTTCTTCGCCACGGACCTGACCCAGGCGCAGCGCCGAGGGGTCGCGCTCTACCTCGCTCGGAAGTACTCCCTGGTGTACGCGTCCACTATGCCGACGGACTGGACGACGCTGTCCGTCCTCGCGGATCCGGGCGTCACCGCGGAGCGCGGGATACACGGCACGTCCTTCACGGACCGCGTCGCGTCGACGGGCACCATGTCCTTCGACCTGGACAACTCCTCGCGTCAGTACTCGCCCGACTCTCTCGCCGACTGGCTCGTAGGGTTCGACGTGGGGCTCGACGTCCGGCTCCGCGTCGTCTTCGACAACCTGAACCAGGTCATCTGGCGCGGACGCATCGACGAGGTGACCCCGACCACGGGCAAGATCGGCCGGCGCGTCACGGTCCACGCCGTGGACTGGATGGACGAGGCCGCGAAGGCTAAGCTCTCCGTCCAGGCGGTCGTGACGGACAAGCGCTCGGACGAGATCTTCGTGATCCTCGCCGCGGCGGTGAACACCCAGCCTACCGCGACGACCTACACCCAGGGCGCGGACACGTATCCCTACGCCTTCGACTCCGCGCGCGACGAAGACATTTCGGTGATGTCCGAGTTCCAGCGCGTGTGTATGTCCGAGATCGGGTTCGTGTACCTGAAGGGCGACGGCACCCTGGTATTCGAGGGCCGGAGGAAACGCGGTACCAGGAGCGTCGCCATCGCGACCCTCGCGGACGACAGGTCCACGGGCCTGGAACTCAGCCGCGCGCGCTCCGCGATCCTGAATAACATCAAGGTGGAGTCCCACCCTCGCCGCAAGGACACGTCGAACCAGGTGCTCTTCACCCTGGAGCAGGCGCCCGCCATCCCGCGTATGACGTCCGCGACGTTCGTTTGTACGTACCGCGACCCGTCCCAGAAGTCTACCAGGGTGGGCGGGGTGTCAATGGTAGCGCCGGTCGTCACCACGGACTACCTCTTCAACGAGCTAGCGGACGGGACGGGAGTCGTGAGGACGACGCAGCTCACCGTCACCGCGACGTTCGGCGGTAACTCCGCGTCCGTGGTCGTGACGAACAACGGGCCTCAGGACGGCTTCCTGACGCTGCTCCAGCTCCGGGGGCTCGGGCTCTACGACTTCGAGACGGTGCTCTCCACGTCCCGGGACACGGCGTCCGTCGCTCGCTACGGTGAGTGGGCGTACTCGGTCAGCATGCCCTACCAGGCAGACGCGGTCGTGGCGGCGGAGGCCGCGGCGTATATCGCGGCGAACAACAAGGACCCGCAGACCCGGATCTCGTCCGCGGAGATGAAGGCCGTGTCGTCGAGCACCAAGAAGTTCCTCATCAAGCGCGAGATCTCGGACCGCATCACCGTCACGGAGACGCAGTCGGGAGTATCCGCAGACTACTTCGTCAACGGTATCTCCTACGAGTTCACGGGACACTCGCTCCCGCGCGTCACGTACACCCTGGCGCCGGCCGACACGACGGGGTACTGGACGCTCCAGGTCGCGGGGCTGTCGGAATTGGATCGGACGACGCGGCTCGGGTACGGCATCTTCGTTGCGAAGTGGGTGCTCGATCTCTCGACGGTAAGCGTCGACACGATCGTGAACGTCTGATCGCGGTATAATAAGGAGATCTAAATGGCCTGGACTACGCCGCGAACCTGGGTGGCCGGAGAACTGGTCACCGAGACGGTGCTCAACACGGACCTGCGCGACAACCTCAACCTTCTCAAGACGTCGATCTCCGACGCGGGGAAACTGAACGCGCTTTCTACGACGTACCTCGCTGATCTGAGCGGCGTGAACCTGACAGGCGTCTCTCTCCTCGCCTCGAACAACGTCCACACGGCTGGTATCAACAACTTCAACGGCGGCGCGGCTACCAGGGTCCTGATCCCGGTGGGTGCCGACCTCTGGGCCGTGTAAGAGATGCAGAGCTACTCATGCGATACTTGTGGCGCTCCCGCGACGCTCGTCGTCGCGGATATGTCCGTAGACGGGTCAGGGTCGTGGGCGGTCTACTCGCCGACAGGTACCGGTCGATCCGGCTGCGACGAGCACACTGTAGAGAGCATCATCTCTAAGCACGAGCAGCCGTAATGGTGTGGACTTCGCCCCATACGTGGGCTGCTGCGGACCAGCCCACCGCCGACGCGACCGGAGGCGTGAAGGTTCCGATGAACCTTCACGTCAAGGGCAACATGGATGTTCTCAAGACAAGTATCGACGACGACGGGAAGCTCATCGCGCTCTCCTCGTCCTACGTCGCTGATCTCTCCGGGGTCAACCTCACCGGCCTCGCGCTGCTCGCCTCGAACGCGACCTACACCGCGGTCAACAACTTCAACGGCGGAGGAGCGACGCGAGTGGTCCTGCCCGTCGGCGCCGACAAGTTCGGCGGAGCCGCAGGGAACAAGACGGCGGGGTCGTGGTGGGTGGAACTGACGGAACTTCATCACGTCTCGTCCGCGCAGGTCGAGTGGTACTACATCGGGACGGTCGTCTCGACCCCCGCCGGCGCTGTCGCGGGATCTGTATGGGTCGACACCTCTGACGGTCTCATTCACTACGTCACGTCCGCCGGTGTAGAGCGCGCGGTCGGCGCGGTCATCACGTCGATGCACGCGGACGCGGCGGCGCTACCGGGCTCGTCTTGGGTAGATACGGACTCGCACCTCCACTGGGTCGCGACGGGCGGACAGGAGGAGGACGGGCATACGGACGTGCCGGCACATAGCGACGTCGCGCATGATGACACGCACACGGACTCGCACGATGACGCGCACTCTGACGACCACAGCGACGAGCACTCGGATGGTGCGCATGACGACACGCACGACGACGTCAGCCATGCGGACTCGCACGCGGACCAGCACTTCGACGTAACGGATGCCGGACATCTGGACTCGCACGGAGACTCGCACAACGATACGGCGCACGACGACGGGCACGTAGACTCCGCGCATGACGACGCGCACGCGGATGACCACGATGACTCCCACGGGGACTCCGGGTCGACATCACATACTGACACGGCACATACTGACCACACGGATACTCACGGAGACCAGCCCACGAGTCTCGGTACATGACGCTGGAAGTGAGCCTCCGTGGCGTTTCGTGCAACATGCGCTGCAGCTACTGCTACCAGAATCCCGTCCGAGACTCCGGCACTCGTCCGCCCAAGATCGACATGGCCGCGGTGAAGGCTGCCCTGGTCCAGGAGATGGTGCAAGGAAAGAAGGGCGACGGCTTCACCGTCTTCGGAGGCGAGCCGCTTTTGGCGACGCTGCCTGAACTCGAAGAGCTGTGGGCCCTCGGTCTCGCGACTGCTGGGAAGAACGGGGTCCAGACCAACGGGACGCTGATCACCGACGCGCACATCACGGCCTTCAAGCAGTACAAGGTACACGTCGGGTTCTCGGTCGACGGCCCCGGTCTCCTGAACAGGAACCGCTGGCTGTTCTCCGACGCCGCGACGGACGCCGGCACGGCGAGGTCCCAGGCCGCCATCGAGCGATGTCTGGCGGAGGGCGTAGGCACCTCGCTCATCGTAACGCTGTCCCAAACCAACGCGGCTCCGGCCGTACTCCCAGAACTCCTCGCGTGGCTGACCGCCCTGGCTAGCCAGGGACTTCGCTCCGTCCGGGCCCACGTCCTGGAGGTCGACGGCAAGGAAGGTGAGGCGCTGAAGCTCACGCCGGAGGAGAACGTGGCCGCGCTCGCGGCGCTCGAGGCTCTGGAGGCGACGACCCCGCTCCGCTTCGACGTGTTCTCTGACATCCGGAAGCTATTGACCGCAGACGACGATCAGGTGACTTGTGTCTACAACGCCTGCGATCCCTGGACCACGCCGGCCGTGCGCGGCGTCGAGGCGGACGGCACGCGGACGAACTGCCAGCGTACCAATAAGGACGGCGTCAACTGGGTCAAGGGCGCCAAGACGTCCTACGTCCGCCAGCTCGGCCTCTACGCCACGACCCAGGCGAACGGTGGGTGCCAGGGCTGCCGCTTCTTCGTCGGGTGCAAGGGCCAGTGCCCCGGTACCGCGATAGACGGGGACTGGCGGAACCGCTCGCGCGACTGCCCTACGTGGTTCGCGATGTTCGAGAGGGAGGAGCGCCGGCTGTCGGCCGCGGGCCGCGTGCCCGTATCGCTCCGTCCCGACCTTCCGAAGATCGAGGCCGCGATGATGGGCGCCTTCGAGCGTGGCCAGTTCATGAGCGTCAAGGGCGCCGTGGCGGTGGCCGAGGGACGCGCGCCTGCGGCCGGTACTCTCGGGAATTTTCACGGAGATCATCACGGGGACAGTCACGGGGACTCTGACCGTGGTATAATTAAGGGATAATGCACTATCTCTTGTACGCTCTTTACTCCTCACGAGACATCTCGCGACCTAAGTACGTCGGTAAGACTGGTGACCCTGCGAGAAGGCTGCGGCGGCACGTCTACGACGCGCTGCGGGGTGGAGAGACCTATAAGGACCGGGGCATCCGTAAGGAATACCGCGAAGGTTTCGATGTCTTACCGCGTCCCCTCGCTTGGTTCGCGACGGAGGCCGAGTGCTTCACTGCGGAGATGTATCTCATAGCTAAATGGCGCGGGAATCTGTGGAACACTACGGCGGGCGGGGAAGGCTTTTCAGGACCGCACTCGGCGGAACACAACTTAGCGGTCAGCGTAGCTAAGAAAGGTAAGAGTACCGGGCCTCTGTCTGAAGCAACCAAAGCCAAGATGAGCGCGTCTACCAAGGGAAAACCTCATTCGGCCGAGCATAACGCAGCATCGGGCCTTGCCAATCGCGGCCGCAAGCGAACAGCCGAGGCTCGCCACAGAATGCGCATCGCGAGATTGAATTGGCTGAGTCAAAAGTCCATGTCTTCCGAGACCAGGGCAAAAATGAGCGCGGCGACCCGGGGCAGGCCACACTCGGCGGAGCATAATGCGGCTGTCGGGCTTGCAAATCGCGGCAAGAAACGTACGCTCGCATCCCGGGCAAAAATGAGCGCGGCGCGGCGAGCGTATTTTTCGAGAATACGTTGAAGGAGTTCTTCGACGGTCCCGTGTGGTCCTCCACCGCGAACCAGAAGCTCTGGGAGCCTCGGCTGCGCGCCATATCGAACGCGTGGCAGGAGCTGGAACTCCGGAGCGTGGCGGCGGGACTCCGCAACTCCGCGCTCGTGACTATTCCCATCGAGACCTTCGCGGCGAGACAGCAGGCAGCCCTGGACGTGGGACTCGTGTCGACCGTACTCGGGTCCACGTTCTCGGCCGACTCCTACGCTGCGGGCCCTACGTCCTCCGGTCGCCCGGCGCTCCGCGTCGCGGTACACCGGCCTGGGCTGGGAAAAGACTGGCGTGAAGCGTGGGCTGGGTCAGATAACGAGACCATCGGCGTTCTCCTCGGTTTCCCGGCGTGCTGCCGTAAGTTCTTCCATACCGCTTGGACCGGCGCAGGGGGCATAGACTCGACCCCGGCGATGTGGGGCGTCGAGGGCCCCGCGATCTCGAACATCCTTCTCCGGTGGCTCGGCGTACGCCTCGTGCCTCATCTTCCCTGTCGCGGAGACTGCACCGCGACGGCGAGTCAGGCCGGAGACTTCCACAACCTCGGCCGCACGACCGGGCTAGGGGACGTGATGGACTGGGCCGAGGAAGCTCTCGGATGGCCGATGACCTGGAGCGCGACCAACGGGATAGGGGAGGTCGTGACCCCGGTCCTCAAGTTCCGGTTCTCCACGGTCGTGAGCCCGAGTACGGTCCTCCGTTCCAGGAAAGGCACCGTTCCGCTAAGCGCGGAACAACGGGAGACCCGGAACGACCCGCGCGCGTCCGCGGTGTGGACGAGCAACGGGTTCGCGTCCTTCGACTCGATGAAGTCCGCACACGCCGTCGTGATGAACGCCGTCAAGGCGTCCGGCTTCACCGGGGGCCGGGTCCTCGACCTCGGGTGCGGGGACGGGCGGCTGCTGAGCTGGATCACGCTGATCTTCCCGGGTACCGAGGGGTACGGGATCGACACGGACGCCGGGCGGATCGCCAGGGGCAAGGACCGAGACCCTCGCCTGCATCTCGGGGTGGACGACATCTCGAATTTCGGGCTGCCGGAGCCGGGGGACGAGCCGTGGGACCTGGTACTCCTGATGCCCGGGAGACTCCTGGAGTTCGATCGCGGCATAGACCTCGCGCGGCTCTTGCCGCAGATCGCGAAGCGCGTCGTCGTGTACGCGTACGGCGACTGGCTGGCCCGCTACGGGGCGAGGGAAGAAGGTTCCGGACTAGTCCCGCTCGCCGAGGACGCGGGGCTTCGGCTGTCGAGCGCCGTCATATACGGACCCGGGGTCGCTGCGGCCACGGTGAAACTGGTCTGCGGTGCGCGAACGTGTCAAGACGCGATCTGCGATGCTCCGGTATTTCCTGGGCATCATCACGACGGGCCGTCTTTCCCGTCCGAAGAGGAATAAGCGATGGCGTGGACCACCCCGAGGACCTGGAACCCAGGCGAGTTTGTAACTGCTACGATGATGAACGCGCATGTGCGCGACAACCTCAACATCGTCAAGACGTCCGTCGCGGACGACGGGCTCCTGAACGAGTTGGTCGTCGCGACCATCCTCGCGTCGGCGAACGTCACGACGGGGGAGACGGACCTCGCGGGATACACCTATACCGTCGCGGCGGGTAAGTTCGCGGACGGCGAGGGTCTGGAGATCCACGCTACGGGGACGCTCGCGGCGAACACGAACACGAAGACGCTCCGGATCGACGTCGGCGGCCAGAAGGTGACCCTGGTCCTCAACACGACGAACGTCGCGAGCAACGTGTTCAATGTCCGGGTGCGGGTGATCCGTAACGCTGCGACGACGGCTATCCTCACGGGGACGTCGAGCTTCAACGCGGCGTCCGGCGCTGCGCCTACGGTCTGGCACTTCGCCGCGGCTATCTCCTCGCTCACCTGGTCCGGCGCGACGATCGTCAAGCTCACCGCGCAGTCCAGCGCAGCGTCGAACGACATCATCATGTCGTCCGGGCAGTTCGAGATCAAGGCTTCGTGATCGACTGGAGCCGGGTCGCAGAGCCGTCGTTCTATTCTAACCGGCGCATCCAGGAATACGCGCAGTGTCGCTGGCCCGGCCTCCGCACCGGACACTTCGACGTAGAGATACTCGGGCGGGAACTGTCCGAGGCGTATGGCCCCGCGGAGATACCGACCGTTAATCCAGTCCTCGACTGCCTAGACGCCTGGCCCGAAGGCGAGCAAGCCGTGTTCGGCGCGGCAGGGTGCTTCTGGCCCGTGGCCAGGGCCGATGGTAAGCCCGGCGGACTCGGCTGCATGTGCGGCCACGACGAGCCGTCGGCGGCCCGGCCCTACGCGACGATCTACGCCTCGACGTGGGATCCAGTCGGCGGTGCCGAGGGTCTCGTTCACGAGGCGGGCCATCTCCGCCTCAAAGCGCTCGGCGTACAGCTCGAGACCCACGACGGCTTGCTTCTCTCAAACAGCCCAACGGAGCTGTTTGAGAGTCCCATCCGTAAAGACAAACTCCGACCGATGTCCGCGGTCCTCCAGGCGCAGTATTCCTACGTGATGGTGACCGCTCTCGACGTCGCCCTGGCTGACGCGGCGCACGCGGCGATTAACCTCCCTCGGATCCTCGAGGGACGGGAGACCCTTCGGCACTCCGCCAGGTGGACTGCCGAAGGGTCTGAGTTCGCACGCGGGCTGTACGACTGGACGACCCGGGTCGTCGACGCCGCCCTGAAAATAACAGTGGACAACCGGGCTGTCAGGGCATAGATTGCCTCCGTACGTTGAGATTCAAGGAGGCCAACATGAGAACGAAGAGAGAAGCCCGTACCCACGGCGGCAGGCCCCGTAACTCTCGGGAGCTCCGCAAGATCGACAGGAGACGCGAGGACCGAGGAATACCGGCGCCGGTCCGCAGGCAGTCCCTCGGCGCTCCTACGGCCGACGAGGTCCGTCGGGTCCGTCAGATGCGTCGGGAGGGCCAGACCTACGTCGAGATCGACAAGGCCATGGGATGGCCTGACGCCCACGGCGGACGTACCTGGTACCTGCTCAACGTCCCGACGGCGTACCGGTCCGGCCGTAAGGTCCAGAGGCACCGGTGAGCCGGTACAGCGTGGAAGCCGTTAGGGTCGAGAGGGCCAGCGTCTTCGTCGAGGCAGACAGCCCGGAGGCCGCGGTGGCCACGGTCAAGGGGTTCATCTTCGCCGGCGGGATCCAGTTCGCCCAGTTCTGGAAAGACGCCACGATGAGCTGGCAGTTCAAGGCGACTCTAAAATAACTGTGTACTCCGGCCGCCTCCCTGTGTTAGGATGGTGCTACCGTCATAGGGAGGCGGCCTAAAAGATGAGTCACCTCACGGTCCCGGTAGGGACCCTCGAACACGACGACGCCTTCGTGACCCCCCTCACGGGTCGACTGGGCCGGATGATAGACTTCCCCGGACTCACCCGTCCTCTGGACGAGGAGGAGTACGGGGAGCTCCACGGCGGGGTCGTGGTTCGCTTCTCCGACGGCATGGTCAAGGAGCTGCACCGCGACGTGCTGGTGCGGCCTCTCCAGTGAAGTTCCACGAGGCCTGGCACGACGTTCTAGACGCCACGCTCCACGCCGGCATCGAGTCCGCCCCGCGCGGGAAGAGAGTCCTCGAGCGCATCGGTGTCGCGGTGAGGTTCGACGGCCTGAGCGCGTTGCTCGTTCACCCCGGACGGGCGCTCAACTACCGCTTCGCCGTGGCCGAGTGGCTGTGGATCGCGCGCGGTATCGACCTCCTCGCTCCCTTGACGCGGTACAACTCCCGGATGGCCGAGTTCTCGGACGACGGGGAGACCCTGGCCGGCGCGTACGGACCGCGGCTCCTGGGCCAGTGGGCGTACGTCGTGGACAAGCTCCGGGACGACCCGGACTCCCGCCAGGCGGTAGCGTCGATCTGGACGCCGAACCCCGCGCCCTCGAGGGACGTCCCCTGCACCCTCTCCGTGCAGTTTCTGGTCCGCGACGGTCGGGTCCACGGGATCTGGAACATGCGCTCCAGCGACCTATGGCTCGGCCTCCCCTACGACGCCTTCAGCTTCGCCCGTCTTACGTCCTGCGTCGCCGGCGAGTTGGGTCTCCGGACGGGCTTCGTGGAGATCCACGCTGGGTCGAGTCACCTGTACAAGGAGCACTGGGGCTCCGCCATCCGCGTCATCGGACGCCGCCCCGACGGCAGAACTGTCCGCTCGCCCGAGCTGACCGGTTTCCCACAGTTCGCAGGAACGTTTCATCAGGAGCCGTGGTCCAGGTACGCCGACGTCCTCGAGTCCCGGTCCTCGGCCGCGGCTCTCGAGGTCCTGGAGCGACCGTGACCCGCAGGCCTCTCCCGATCCGGGTCGCGGCTGTGATCGTTTACGGCCTCACGTTCTACTTCGC